TCCTGGCTTTTACTGGGCCTATACCCTTAATTCCAGGAATATCATCAGAAGTATCTCCTACCATACACAAGTAAGGTACTGTTTCTTCTGGAGTATACCCAAACAACTCCTTACAGTTACGAGCATTGACATAAGTGTCCTTTCTTGGATTATATATCTTAATACCCTTGTGAGTAAGCAGTTGATTGAAGTCTTTATCTGATGATACTAATATTACCTTTCCGTCTTTAGCGTTATCTATTGCAAGTTTAGTTAGAAAGTCATCACCCTCATAATTAGTAGATTTTCTTTTATCAAATATATAAGAAACTCTTAGCATACCCAAAATGCTTAATATGATACCCTTTTGAATTTGCAATGACTCCCTATCATAAGAAATATCCTTGCGGTGTATTTTATAATTAGGGTTTAATTCTACTCTAAATTGTGAGTGACCGTTGTCAAAAGATATGATAACCTCATCTGGTTCAAATCTTGTCAGGTACATGTGTAAAGATTTGAAGAATCCGAAGATTGCTCCAGAAGGCTTCCCATCGGTTGACTTTAATTTTTCGAATTTGTGAAAAGATTGATGCAAGATATTCTCGCCATCTACTAATAGTGTGAGTTTATTCGTGGACTTCATATTCTGCATATATTATAAGTTGTAATTCCTGTTTCGCTCTCTCATAGTTTTTAGTGATTACACTATATAGAAAGTTATGGAAGTATCCGAATGAAACTTGCTCTCTGAAGAAACCTTCCCTGAATTGTTCTGCATATAGGTCTATAAAAGGGTTATCACTAGGACCATTTATTTTAGACTTATGATCAAACAAATATGGCCCAAAGTATTCTAAAGCCATATCCATTATATGTACAGCTTTCTGTAAGTCCTTTAGTCCACCCTTATAGGGGAACCTTGAAGGATATTTTATAGCTTCACCTTGAAACCAATTTAGCTTAAACTCTACAAATAGCTTAACTGGCTGTATTTTCAACCTTTCGTAGTGTGTACCACCTACCTGATGTAAATTACTCATCTTCTTCTTCCTCCTCAAATTCATCAGAACCAGCTACCTCTGATACAGGGTAGAGATTCTCTGTTAATTTTTCAAGTTTCTTCTTAGTAGCACCAAGAGTATTAATACCAGCTTTTCTCAATAGCTTTCTACGAAGTTCATCATCCTCAGCAAGAGTAGCCTTGAACTTCTCTTCACCTCTAGCAATAACCTTATCACCAAAGCGATATACTCCACCACCTGACTTCTCTATTATTTCCTCTTCAAGAAGTACCTCATCCAAGAAGTGTAGCTTATCGTATCCTATATCATTGTACTTAGGATTATTATATAAAGGAGCAGCCTTGATGGTAAATCTTGGTGGTGCTACCTTATTCTTCATAGTACGAATAGAAGTTACCTTACCTACCTTACGTTCTTTACCCTTAATCTTTTTAGTAAGGTTCTTACCTCCGTATAGTCCAATTCTTTGTGAAGCATAGAACTTAAGTGCAGCACCCCCTGGAGTAGTATCTGGATTCTCAAACATACCAGCTTTAAGATTAGACCTAAGCTGATTGATATAAATCTGAGTTACACCAAGAGAATATAGCATTTCATTGCGTATCCTGAAATACTTATAGATAGCTTTAGCTCTATTTCCCATATCAGCTTTAGCATCACTCATCTCTGAGTTGATATTAGCTTCTGTATCCAAAGCCGATACTGAATCAAGTATTAGGAGGATTGGTTCGTTATGTGTTAACTGTGATCTCCAATACAATGCCATAGAAGCTACCCAGTCAGATATCTTCTCAATAGCAGTTTCCCTATATACAACTGTTCTTGATAGATCTAATCCATTGGTCTCTGCCCAATCATTTGTGAACGATTGTTCTGCATCAGCCCATAGTACTACTCCTCCGAGATACTGGCAACAGTATGCGAAATCATAAGCCATAAGAGTTTTACCTCCAGACTCAGTACCAAATAACTCCAGGATCTTACCATAAGGAATACCCCCTCCAAGTACATAATTAAAAGCATGAAACCTTGAAGGTAACCAAGGTAGGTGAGTATCATCATTCTCACTAGCTATAACAAAGCCAGGGAACTTCTTCTGCATTTCCTTTAGTGAAGGAACTTTTACTTTCTTTGCCATATTACTGTAATTTTATCCTATTAGACCAAATGGGGGAACTTCCAGAATTAGCCGAAAGTTCCCTCTGGTTTATTAGAGCTAAGACAGATATTAGATATCAGACTTATACTTTTTCTTTTTCTTCTTGTCCTTATCCTTCTTCTTAGGAGCCTCTTCCTCTTCATCTGAATCAGAGGATTCATTTAGATACTTATTGAGAATTTCCTCAAGCTCGTCATATGATTTAATCTGAGCTCTTACCATACCCTCTAGATCAACTGTACCTCTTGCCTTCTTATCTAATTCAGTTGGCTTACATGCACGAGCAGAATAAGTAGTGTCCATCTTACCTGATCCAGTACGTATAATCTTTATATCATATCCATTTACTGGATCGGTCATATCACCGGCCTCGTCCTCATCTAGATAAAGGTCTATGATATCTTGGTAAACTGAGCGAGGAATCTGTACTACTTTGTCTTTACCATCGTAATCTAGAGTCTTACCTTTTTCATCTGAATAAATTACACCACCAATAACATACTTACGACGTGGAATGAATTTCTCTTTTGCCAACTCTTTATCTGCATCATCAGAAGATTCCTTGAGCTCCTTGTACTTTTCCATAAAAGGACAGGGCTCATCAAATGTAGCAGGAGATACAATTGAACCAATCTCGTTGTTTAAATAGAAGGTTACTAACTCCATACCAAGTTCCTGATCATCTCCAGGACTTTTGATACGCATGCGAAGTGTTCCTTCTTTTGGATAGATGAAACCACTTCCGCTTCCTTTACTTTCTAGCTGCTTCTTTCTAGCAAGCATCTTTTCCCTTGTACTAGTTCCACCAGTTGATGGATGTGTTTTCTTCTCTTTTTTCATTGTTGCAACAATTTATTTATTGGCTTCAGCCATTATTATTTCATTGGCATCAAGTACTGTAAACTTACCTTTAGATATGATAGAATTAAGTTCATCTGAAAAAAGATCTTCATCGAACTCAACCTCCTTACCTGCATACAAACCATAAGTTATAATTAAACCGGTACTAGTAAGTTCCTCAAAGTTCAGGTGGTTATCATCGAATTTACCTGAGATAATTGCAACACCCTTACGAGGTCTACCTTCTTTAACATTACCTGGGATTATGATACCACCAATTGTAGCTTCTTCATCACCTGGGCTAAATACCAAAACTCTATTCTCTGATGGGAGAACTTTTCCATCTAATGCAGCTTTTATAGCTTCAGCTGTCTCTGACGAGATGTAATTTAACTTAATCATTGTTATAAATATTTATTAAAATATCAGTTGTATATACATATAGTATCACAAAGTCTTTCTTAGATTGGCATTCAGAGTCCTAAGGATGTTAGAACGATCTTCGTATGCTTTACATATAGAGATAAACAGATTAGCTTTATCTGCAGCCCTTAAATATCTCTGATATAATGAGGCATATTTGTTATTAGCATTAGTCTTATGAGATACATAGTCGTTGTTCCAACGTTCATTGGAATCTTTTAGATATGTCCAGGCTTTACTATATGCTTCATCTTTTGCACGGGCTAGAGCATCTCTTCGCTTAATATATTTATCTCTAACTCTGCATAGTATATAATAACTAGAAGGTGACTCTTTTAGCTGAGAATTGATAAGGTTTTCATTAATAGCTAACTCTTTTGATATATCTATAGTAAAAGTTTCACCATCAATTTTCACCGTTATCGGTTTCAAATTTATCTGATTGATCTTCATATAAACTTTCTCTTGGTTATATTTTATATAATACTATAGACTTTCTGTTGTCATTCTAATATTTGTAATGCTACTTTCTGAGTGTCTTATATAAGTACCACATTCTGGACATACTACATAAGGTAGCATGGTTTCTTTAATAAATACTACATCTGAACTCTGATATTCAAATTCACAATCACATGAACACTTAGTTCTATATACCCTTGTGGATCCGTGAGATAAAATCTTTTTCATATTGTTTCATTTCTTTTGCGAAGTACTTAGGATAATCCTTGATACTTATGTGTTTATACTTCTTTGCCTCTTCCATATACTCATCTACATTAAAATCTGGCTCAAGCATTTTACGATAATCATACAATGGGATAAATGGAAGTTCTTCAGCCATAGATCTACCTATTTCAAAGTCCATATCCATATCAACATCATTGATTTGAAATCCGAAATAGTGTTTGGTACTTGGATTACGATAGATATTCCACATAGTATATACTGTCCATACATTTATATTCTCTGGAACGGCATTCATGTAGTTAGCATCATGAACCAAGCATACTGAATCCATTTGTGGTAGCTTGCCTTGTCTCATCATATAATATATGAGAATTGAGCCAAATAAGCACATATCACTAGCAGCCGACTGACATGGGAAATTTAAACCTAAACGAAGAGCATAAGCCTCATCTTCACGATTACCAGAATAAATCTCTGGTAGCCTTCGTTTACGACCAAATAAGGATTTAAGATACCCATTCTTACGTAAGAATCTCTCCTGTTTTGCTTTGAAAGTTCTTAACTTAGGATGTTCATCAAAGAACTCATCCATCTGTTTTTGAGCTTCATCCTTTGATACTATCAAACCAGCTTTTGGATCAGAAAGTTTAACTGCAAGAAGAGCAGCTCCAATTCCATATATAAGACCGAAAGCAAGTTGCTTAGCTTGTTTTCTCCTAGTCTTCCATAACTTATGGTCTGGATGTTTCTCATCATCATGTATCTTAAGTATCTCGTTATAGTCAACTCCATATTTTTTACAAGCAATAGCTAAGTGTGGATCTTGACCTGAAGCAAAAGCATTAAGATAAGTTTCATCACCAGATAAGTGAGCCATAATCCTTAATTCAGCTTGTGAGAAGTCTGATGCAAGATATAAAGTTCCTGGACGAGCAATTAATTGTTTCTTGATATTTGGATCTACTGAGGTCTTAGGAATCTGTTGTATATTAGGCTCGGAACTTGATAACCTGCCACTATCAGTATTAGAGTTTATGAAGTTTGACCTGGTTACATAACTATGTTTATCATTTACAGATAAATCATATATACATTGTTCTCCGATATATTCGAATTTAGTAATATATGTTATATAGATATACTTCCAAGCCTTCTTATTTATAATCCTACTTACTTGTTTTTGAGAAATACCATATTTATCTACGAGTTGTTGCTGAGTACAACCTTTAGAATATTCATATAGTATACTTCCAACATCCTTAGTATTAGTTACACCATTACCATTTATAGAGCCATTAGTAAAAGCTTTTCTAGTTAAACCGTAAGCTCTCTTAGTATTATCAGAATATGATATACACTGGAGATTCTCTATATTATTATTAGTACGATTACAATCTATGTGATCTATAACATAACCATTTGGAATCATCCCTCTAAAGGTTTCCCATATAATTCTAGAAACGTTAAAAGCTTTCTTCTTTGCAGTGTTATTCCTAAGGTATACGTGATAACCACCTTTTACTAATCTTGGTACCATTTCATGAGGATGGTTATAATCTAAAGCTCCTCTACCACCTAAGATTTTTACTGAATATATCTTACCTTCATTAGAAGCTATATAACCTGGCCAATTAGGTATATCCTTATATATTACTTCTTTAGTATTTTTACCCGTTTTAGGATGTTCTATCTCTAGTCTAGATACATCATGCATAATTATAGGTAAGTTGTGTTTGTAAATATAACTAACTCTCTTCATGCCAAAAGGAGTTAGTAATTTATGATTCTTAGTACAATTTAGTACATTACCTTCATTTGTAGTTACTCTATAGGTTGGTAACATACCTTTGTTTATAGTATGAGTTATCTGTTCCCATGTTCCCTCATGGGATAATACCCATAGATCTTTATCCTCAATGTTCAATATACCAGGAGTTTTAGGAGCTATTGTATCTATTCTTATATCTTTTTTACTACCCACCAAAAGTGTATCACCAGTTACACAGCCATGTATATTTAATTTACCATGTAAGCAATTATCGTCTTGAACCTTCTCTGACCAGCCTAAAATATATGTCTTATACATCTTTTCTAGTCCTCTTAGCTCAAGTAATCTATCCAAAAATATAGCTTTTGGAGACTCGGGATCTTTGATAGTAAGTCTCAATTGTTCAAGTGTATCTTCATCGGTAGATGGCTTATTGGATACCTTTTTGGTTTTCTTATCCATGGTATATTTCAAAATTGGGAATTTGAACCCTTTTGGATGTAAGAACATTAATTGTGGTAAATCAATTGGACTACCTAAGTTAACTGGTCTTATAAGGTCTTTTTCTTTCTTTGTAGTGAAGATACCTGCTTTTATATCGGATATTTTCTGTTGCCTACTAGAGATTTTCCTTTTATCTTTAGGATTATTCTCATCTAGTTCCTCTAATTCTTCTTCTATGGACTCTATATATGCCTCTACTTTTTCTTGAGTAAATGCTTTTGCAAATTTAACTACTCTCGGTAAATTAAGGCAAGTACTTCTAGCTGAATCTATCTTTGGTTTATAAGTTTCCAAAAGCTCTTGGTTGAACTTTCTATCTAAGTACAAACCGTTCTTCTCAACTGTGGTAAGTACTCTAGAAGCAGTCATTATCAGGTTTCTATACAGAGAATATAAACCTTTATCTATAAGCTTCTTCTCAAAGAATATCATCAGACGAAGAGTATAGTCGGTATCTTGACATCCATAATGACAAAGAGGTACTAAAGGTTTTTTATCCCATGGAATTTTATCGAAAGCATCTTGCTTTTCATAGTCTCCATACTCTGGTAGATATTTTCTAACCATATCTTTCAAACCATGTTTACTATTCTCATCAAGAATATACTTTGCTAACATAGTATCAAGTAATACACCTCTATAGAATATTCCATAAAGTTCAAGTATCTGGTTATCAAATTTAGCATTTTGAGCTACTTTAGTTATAGAAGGATTAGAAATAACCTTGTCTCCAAAGTATTTTAATTCTTTCCTCCAGTTCCAGTCTTTACTACAATAGCTTTCAGTTTCAAAATGATCCAGAGGTATAGAACAACCAAACCCAGGCATGAAACTTACCGAAAGAATAGTTGGCTTGAAATCATGATTATATATAGGTTTTGCATTTGTCTCAAAGTCATAAGCACAATAACCAGTCTTCTTACAAGCTTTAACTAACTTCTTAAGTTCTACATGGGTTTTTATTATGTGATATTTGGTCTCCATATTACAGCAATAATGGGAACCACCTAAATAGGTAGCTCCCGTTTATTTTTACATATCTTCAACATTAGAACGTAGTTTATCCCAGTCCCTCTTATAACAATGGAGAGAATCTATGGTATGATACAAATACCCAGGTAGTACTCCTACTTTTTCTGCTACATATTCCATTAAGCACCAAGCAAGATATACATCATCACCCATGTGACCAACAAAATCAGCAGAACGTTGATGGTAACAGATGTTAAGTTGTTTCTTTCCCTTTCCGTTCTCACGAATAAGAAAGTCGTAATACATACTACATGGGATACGAGCATCTCCGTGATAATGATCTGCATCATAATCATCGTTTAATTTACAAGTACCATAGATAGCAAGAACTGCTTTACGAGTATCATTATCTGATTTAAGGAGGTCTATAATTGCCTCAAGTTTTGTAAGTCTCTCACCCTTATACTCAACAGTATCATTTATACGTTCAGCATAAGTATAATCGAAATACCTATTATGATATGTATTCTCAACTAGGAACTCTTCCCACATACCTTTATTTAATTCCCAAGCTTTACCTGGATTGATAAGATTACCAGATATTCTTTCTTCAAACTCTGCATTAGCCCAGTCGAGAGTATGAGTATATATGAATAAATACTCTGGGTCAGGCATATGTGTTAAGCAGTACTGTTGGCAGATAATTTCCTTAGTTACCATTTCCTCATTACCATCAATAACCTTGTTTTGATAAGTACGAGGCTTAACTATCTGACCATAGCTGTTAAGTTCTCTGCCAATCTCAGACATCAACTCTTTACAATTACTGTAGATTCTCATTACTTTTCTTTTTAGTTAATTTACGACGATAAGCTTTTCGTTGACTGTATGATATACAATCTTCTGGGTACTCAATATCATCATACTCAAGGAGAAGATCTCTTGCAAGAAGAGGTTTATATTCATACAGATCTGGACGAAGTACTTTATAACTTCTAAAGAATACCTTGAAAGATTGAAACTTTTCTGGAGGATTATTCTTAAATTTATATAGTACATCGGTTAACTGCTGAATCCAGGCATTCTTCTCTACTCCTTTTATAACCTTTTTGAATGGTTTATATGAGTCATACATCAGTAGTGTTTCACAATTACCATACATCTGAGTAGCAAATATGTTAATCTGGACTGATTGTTTAGGTCCATATACATATTCAGCCATTCTCTGAACAAGTAAGAAGTCAAAGATAAGACGTTTAGTAATTTCTGAAGCCCTTAATACCATAGTTATAACCGGTATATCTTCTTGAAAGCGTTTAGAGAAGGTAGCAGCCAGCAAACATTGCTTACCATTATCATGTCTATTGTTGAAGGTATAAGAAATGTTGTAGTTTTGAGTGTATTTGTTGCCAAGTACCCTTATTTTACTACGAAGGAGATCCAACTTATTGAAATCTATGTAGTTGTTCAACAGAGAAGTCCATTTTGTCTCTGTATAATTGAATATACGTCCATAGTTGAAGTCTGGGTCTACCCAAGCTTTCCTAATTTTAACAAAAACATTGTATACTACAGCAACTCCTGAGTTAGCTATTGACCCATTATTAAAGAGAATAGGGTCATACCTCAGGAATGCCTCATTCAACTTCTCCCAAGCTTCTTGGGAGGTTGCAAACTCTAGAGAATGTATACACTCTTCGGTGTTTATCTCTAGTCCAGGGAGTAATCTGTTCCAACCGCTCATTAGTAACCAGAATTTTGCCTCCATAAGTTGAGCTGTTGCTTCCTATAGAAAAGCTCAAATAATGAAGATGAAGTGAAACCATTTATTGCAAGGAAACCAAGGTACATAAGGAAAGCCTTTACTACAGCCTCTTGATAATCCAGCTCTTTAGACATCACTTGTGTTTGTTTCCAAGGCCTATTCTTAAGTAAATTTCTTGCTATGTTTATTTGATAAGTTATTTGCCATAGTATAGTAGCCTCTGCCTCGTGGGTTTGTTCACTAATAGAGTGGAAACCTGGAGTATATGAACAAACTTTTTGATAATCTACGTCAAAATAACTTGCAATATTTTCATTAAATAGTCCATAACCAGTTGCTCCTATGTGTGCAGAATCTATCTCGTAGAGGATTTTTACTCCGTAGCTCATTAATTTATCTAAAGTATTAACTTCTTCCTCTAGATTTAATGATACGTACTCATAAATATCTTCTGGCATGATGTTTGAATATAAGAATAAAGTTATAAAGAATCCCATAGCATCTGCCTGCTCCTCATTAGCATTCTGTAAATGATTTAATATATCCTTGTAATTAGGTAAGATTGAAATATTCCAACCTACTTCATTCATCATCTTAACTACTTCTGAGGTAGATTCATAACCTTCGGTAAGTTCCTCAATAACTCTACCAATAAAATCTTTCAGTATAACCTGAGATTTTGGGGGGTTGATATCCAATGGAGGAGCTGGAAGTCCCTCTATCTTTAAGTACCCATCTAACTGAGTTGAACCCAACTCAAACATCTTTGAAAGATATTGGGTTGAGTTCAACTGCAAATTAGGTATTTGAATATTCCTAACGTCCATACGATATATTGTTATTAAGATTATCCCACCACATGTTTAAGCTCGGTTATCAGTTGAACCCTGCCAATTTTCACCACGGGATCCCCAATCTTTAGCCTCATTCTCATAGTCTTCTACAGAAATCTCCTCTGGAGTAGTCATATATACTGGGAGGTGTAGGAACTGAACAATCTTCTTACCCATCTCAATATCTGTAGCCCACGGAGAGGTATTAGCAACACAAATGTGAATTTCTCCAACATAATTTGAATCCACTACTTCAGCCGTATAAACCAAACCTTTTACTGTAGATACACCTGATTTGTTAGCAGCAATCAAACTAGAATCTATTGGTTCAATCAAAGTTTTGATACCTGATGGGATAATAACCCTTGAATTAGGTCCGATACTGATAGTTTTAATATAACCGTTATCACCTAGTATAACTTTTACAATACCAAAGCCATCATATTCTTCTGTACTTACTACGGTGTTTTCAACATCCTTATTAGCTGAAACCAAGTCATTAATGGTAAGGTCTACTGGAGTATAGAAATCTATACCTGCATCCCCAACGTTACTTCTACAAGGACTCTTTACGTCCCTTACTTTTGTGAATCTAATTTTGTTCATTGTTCAGTTGATTTAATAAATTACTATATGTTAACTTCTTCTTATACTTGAATCTTACCGTTAAACCATTTTCCTCTGCAAAAGAATTACACTTTTCTATAAACTCCTTTGTATCGGCTTCTCCATTCATAAATAGTTCTGCAAGAACATCTTCAGATCTAACGAAGTAGTTTTGGTAACTAAGATACATTACGAACAATTCCCAGAAACGGGGAATCATTATCTTTACATTCTTTGATGCTTTACTCATTTTATATCTCTATATATTTTACGAAGATCCTTAGTTGGTACCTCGAACTTTTCAGAAGCTTTAGTGATGATATCCTTACGACTATCACCATCCCTTTTTAGCCTACGCATATACTTCTTAATAGCATCGATATCCTCTAAGATCTCCAAATCCTTGTAGTGATTCTTATCATTTAGCTCTTGACGGGTGATGTTTAAGTTCTGAGACATTTTCAAAGCACATAACTCTGAATCACCGCATAACTTACACTCTTTAGTAGATAAGTCATATGCTTGACCGAAACAATCATTACCGTTCCCAAGATTAGTAACATCTATAGGAACAAGTGGATCCTGCTTCCGAATATCTGGAAGGTTGTTCTTATTCTTTTTTGCCATAGTTATTATAATTACTTAATTTATTATGTATAGTTTATCTTAGACACTTGTTAGTATAGCTGAACTTCTATACCTTTCTCCATAGCTTTCTTCATCTTATTAGAAGTGCTATCTAACGAGTCAGTAAATACAATTTTTACTTCTGACCATGAGGAAGTTTCTTTATACTCTGGGTGATTACTAAGGAAGTCTTTTTTAGTTTTATATTGTTTTGGGCTTCCAGTAAGAATTACCGGAATAGCTATATCATTTTGAGCTATTTCAAAGTCATTGATAGACTTATTCATGAATGATAATATAGCTTGTAACTCTTGTTTCTCTAGTGAAGTATCATCATTTACCCAGGAATAAGCTTTAAATGGTAAGTGAGAATAATTATATGGTAATCCTAATAATTGTTTCTCAATCTGATCTGCTACCTTTGGTCCACAGGAAGTAAAATTACAACTCTGAATTATCTCTGATAGAGTTATATGCTTGAGTACTTCTTTATAAGCATCTCTAGCAACCTCAGCTGTCCTACCTCTACCTAAAGCTTTATATATGGTGTGAGGTTTAAGAGTTAATATGTTTATCCTCCTATGTCTTGGTTTTAAATTATCCCATATTTGTTCAGCTAATGCTGGTCCTACAGATGGTATGTTTATGGTAACGATTGAATTAATAAACTTCAACTTATGTTGCTGTTCTTTAGATAGATCTGCCATAAGATGACAACCTACTTGAACTCCATAAGGTAATTTACCTAAATCCATATTCTCATCAATCTTTACTACTCTATAGATATATGGAATGATATCTCCAGCCAGTGATAATATTACCTTAGTACCTATGTATAAACCTTGTTTCAATAAGTTACCATAGTTACTTGCAGAAGCTCTCTTTACCTCTTTACCATCCATGATAACAGGTTCTGTGACTATAGTAGGAATCCATTCTCCTGTTTTACCTAAGTTCCAATCTATACTAGTTATGGTAGTTTCTTGTAACATAGGCTTAAACTTAATAGCTACACAATCTTCTGGATATTCTTTTCTATCTTTACTTCTATATTCCAGTGAAGGTTTGATCACTATACCATCAAGTGGAAACTTACAAGTGTTATCTCGATAATGTACGAACTCTTTATAAATAGCTTCTAGATCTTCTTTACTACCTATATTAGCTACTTTCCAGAATTTAGGTAGATAATTACATACTTGATTAAAGTTTTGCCAATCTTCTTCTACCCAGGTAACAGAATACTTCTCAAGATAAGATGTCTCATATATGACAGGAGTTAAATCGTATACCTTATCAAGTAAAGATTCATCCCAATCTGAATTTACCAAACCTGATACGAAGGATCTGGGGTTCTTAAATGTATCAGAATATTTCTCAGCAAACAAGAACTTATCTATAAGTAATTCACCCCTGATAGTATAATTATTAGGTTTAGCCCATTTGATACCAAGCTTAGCAAAGAGATGTTGTATGAGTAGAGTAATATCTTTTCCTAAATAACCATCGCCTCTAGTACTAGCTTTAACAATAGTGCCATTTGAATATACTACTTCAAAAGAACACCCATCATACTTAGGAGTAATAACAACAGTTGGATTATTATGAAACTTATAGAGATACTTCTTAACCTCTCGAAAATACTTACTAAACTTATCATCATGAACTTGAACCTTAGAAAGAGATCCCATAATATAAGGATGATGAATGATATAAACATTACTATGGCTTGAACCTAAGTTTTTATTCTTAAGTCCAAGCTCCTCTTCTAAAGCATCGAATTCATAATCAGGAATAATTTCCTCTCCTGAATAATAAGCTTCTGTAGCTTTATGATATAATTCTAATTTATCCATATTAGTTATATTTAATACATAATGATATAGAATCCTCTATCTCTATATCGTATGTGATTTATATGTTATCACTTATATTTCCTGACGGAAATATAAGTATTACTTGATAGTTCTAAGGTAATTAATATGGATGCGGTCTATGTTTAGGATGCTTCTTCCATTGTTTACCAAGCTGGATAACCTTTAACTTCTCCCTTTGATAATACATTCTCCTATGATTACCGTGGCGAGTTAAGTAATCTCCAAAGTATTGGATATCATCAAGGTATACACGAGATTTAGATTTATGTGTTCGAACTAAACGACCCAAGAATTGAATTGACTTTTCCTGGGAATCCATACTTGCAGCATTGATAAGAAGTTTTAGTAGTGGAAAGTTTTTACCACGAGCAATAAGAGTAGTAGATACCAATATATCTATTTTACCAGCTCTAAAATCTTCCATAATTTTCTTACGTGCTTTATCTGCAGTATTAACATGAACATAGGCAATATTTAAGTTACCTTCTAGAGTAGATTTAAGATGCTTGTATATATTTTCACAATGCTGCACATATTTGCAAACTACGAGTGCCGGAAGTCTACCATATTGCATATTATATCTTAATCGATCTAATACTACCTCGTATGCCCATCTATTATTGGTGATGGTATCATCATAAATTGATTTATAATCGGTTTCCTCTGATTCCCACTCTTTAGGATAATATGGTTCAGCTGGTACCATCTTTACAATAGTCTTAGTTGAATAACCTTTCTTGATACTATCACTTAATCTAAATTCTGAAAGAGTATCACCAAAGAAAGACCTAAGGTTCATTATCTTAAGCCTATCCTTAGCATACTTACTCATATATATTGTACCAGAAAGACCAATCCTTACTCTGGTATTATATAGGTGAGTAAGAACCTGTTGATATGACTTATTTCCTGCAAGGTCAGCCTCGTCTACAAGTACCATATCTATTTTAGCCAACTCAGGTTGATACTTCTTTAGGTTACGAGATAAAGATTGAACCATACCAATTGAGAAGTTTGCCCAGTTCTTTACATTACTACCCTGAACGAATGTTATCTCTTCTCCTGGTAGGTATTGCTTGAACTCCTCCTTAGATTGTTGTAACCAGTCAGAGTCATTAGTAATGAGTAATGTTTTGAGTTTCTCCTTAAAGCTGTAATATATAGCTGCCATGATAAGAGACTTACCTGCATTAACGGTGTAGTCAAGTACTCCAATATGGAAAGGTTTTCCTCCTACTCTATTATTAATAACACTAGATACTGCTGTAATCTGCTCTGGACGGAGTTTATACTTACCTATAGCCGTAACTGGTTTACTAACAATAGGAACCGGCTTACGTAAATCTACTATCTTAGGGTTAATACCAAGTTCCTTACATGAAGCAAGTATAGAAGGTAGTAACCCTATCTTAAATGTACCGGTCTTAGTTATAAACTTTACCATACCATCCCAATCCTTTATCCTACTTCTTAAGTAGAAAGCATTTGGATGCCTTATCTGGTATTTCTTATATAATTGTTGAGCCTCCTTAAGAGGTATATCTAAATTGCATTGATTACAATTCTGGATAATTATCTGGCTCATAAGCAAATAGTTTGATTTTAGATTTACACATTGGACAAGATATTAACATCTTACCCCGTTTATTAGTTAACTGGGTAAACTCGTAGCTGTCTAGATAATTTATACCTCCACATACTGGACATTCATAAGTTCCCTCACATACATGAACTTTTGGTACATCTTGTTTCTTACGTTTCATTACTTCTTATTATTAATTTTAGACCAGAGGCTTCCTTCTACTACCGGAGCTTCAGCCTCCTGTGATTTGTGATTTTTATACATATACTTATTAAATCTCTCTATAGCTTTATCTCCGTACATACCATCAATGGTAGGTACTCCATTACAAAATGATAAAGCTTCAAACTGGGCATTGATATATTCTCTGTAATTCCAATGTCTTTCACTTAAAAGTTTATGGATACGACAAGCATGAACATATTTCTCTGGATTATCTTTGAAGTTTTCATATATACCAGTTGAGTTAGCTATATACCTCACGAAATAATCATGTACTTGTAATACCCCTTGTTTAATAGACTCAGAGGATTGATATTCTTGAACCTCCCTTATAGCTTCATATTGAGTAGTTATGTTCTCTGCCATAGCTACTAACCTTTGAAGTAAGTTACGATAGTTGGTTAATCTCTTAAGGCCAAGTTCTATATATGTGATAAAACCTTCTCGTGTTTCTAACTCGAAGTCATCACAGAAGGTATTACATATATCTGCAAGCTTTTTACATAAAGTCCATTCCCTTTGATTTGCTTCGGTAATTTTTCTAACTCCGCGTTGTTTTAATTTAATACGTGTAGCATATAATAAATCGGCAGCTAAAATGGCATCACCGTGACTTGCTAGTGTAATTTTATCTACTTGCTTTGTAACTTTTTTATTAGATGCAATTACTAATCTAGAATCAATAGAACATTTCCTTGCCATGGTGAGGAAAGCATCTGTTGGGAAGTAAGATACTCCCAGAGCTTCAAGTATATCCTCGAACTTGTTACGAGTGATATGTATAGATGGATCTCTTTTCATATAATTATAAATTATTTTTAAGAGTAACTAGTTCTTGGTAGTTTTGATAGTGAGTGTTATATATCATCTTCATCACTGCTTTCTTTCCTAAGTCATTAACATCTCTATCATCAGGAAATAAAATAACTTTAACCTTTTTGAAATTCACTAACTTCATTGCTAAATCAATGGCTTTATCTTGAGCATCATGATCAAGTAGAATTATTACATGTTCTATAGGAGATTTGATAATCTCATTGAGCTGATATCTACTTACCGATTTACCCATAGTAGCTATCCCTTTCTCTCCCATAGTTAAAGCATTTATTGCACCTTCACAAAGGTAGACTGTTTTATACATAAACAGAGCGTCATGATTGAAGATAATAAACTCTTTCCCGATGCCCGTGATGTCCTTGTTAGGATTATTGTATCTTGGACCAGATCCCATAACGTTTCTGGCATTATAATACCTAAGTTGTCCTCTATAATAGAAAGGGATAATGAGATACCCAAGTAGTGGACCTGTAGTGCAGTACCCGATGCCACATTTTGAAAGTAATTCAATAGGGAATCCCCGTTTAGTACAGTAACCTCGCATTGACTTAGCCAACTGAGAGGTACCAAAAGATATATTTGTGTATCCTTCCGGAAGATACATGGGTTTAGGTTCTGCAAGTTCAACTTTTTCTTCAGCAAAAGTAAGCTCGTTAAAGTCTCCATTGTTTAGATATTTATATACTTCATGAAAGGTGTCAAACTTCTCTACATCCATTATTAACTGAATAGGTGCAGGATGTTTACCACACCTAAAGCAGTTACAACGGTTGAGAGATAGATTAACACCCATCTTATTTTCCCTATGACAATATGGGCAAACAGGAACCCTGAGCCATCCATGTTTATACTCAAAAGCTCCTAACCTCTTTACTAAGTAGGTTTTTATCTTACTCTTAAACTGATTAGTGACTTTCATTCTTTATAACCTTTCTTATTACTTTACGTAATTCTTTAAGATCCTCCAAAGTCAGGTATGAAGTACTGCGAATATCACTACCAACATCTCTATACTTAATTCCAATACTTATAGTATAGGTTGGTACATAGGCTTCATGATGTGGATTACCATCTGGGTTCACCTTAGTCAGATACTCATCCTTCTTAACCGTTATTACATTATTATTACGTATCTTCATATCATTTAAGTCGACTCTTTGATATTTCGAAATAGTGTTTATCTAACTCAATGCCTATAAAACCTCTATTCAAATTCTTACAAGCAACTCCAGTTGTACCTGAACCCATTGTAAAATCCAATACGGTATCGCCTTCATTAGTATAGGTCTTAACAAGATATTCCATTAATGAAACTGGTTTCTGGGTTTCGTGATATTTTGTATCATACATGGAATCCCTATTTACTTTTATAATTTGTAATGGATACCTAGTTCCATCATCAATATATTCTAGTGGTTTTATTTTTGAATTAGGATCCTGGGTAGATGAAAATTTTGCATTTGGTCCAACTTTATTTGAACGTGGAGGTCCAGTGTATATTGTTTTCTGTGGATTATATGTTGGTTGTGATTGGTAGAATACGGATATAGTTTCAATAATTTTCCCGGGTCTTCGTTTAACCTGAAATACATTTGTTAATCGTTCTTTTTCCCAATACCAATCATACTTATAATCTTTGATATTACTTACACGTAACATACTGCTAAACGGTTCTTGACCAAATAATACTACTGGAGTATTTTCTTTACTTAACTTATGCAAACAATCCCACATTTCATCTGCAGGAACCAGATTATCCCATTTTAATGGAGTAGTTCCATAAGGTGGGTCACAAATAATTGCATCAACTTTAATACCCCTATTTATCAATCTATTCATGATGTGTATACAATCACCATGATAGATTTTTATATTATCTGTTATCTTCATATTATATATCATTTACTGCAGCTTGTTTCTTAGCATCGGGTCCTCCTTGAGATGGTTTATCCTTAGACTTAAATTTTTCATCAAGTGCAGAACCGTATACTTCATCATAAGCTTTACGTTGTTCTTTAGTTAATTCTACTGCTCTCTGATGTTCTACATCAACCTTAAATACTGCACGACCAAAAGGAAGACCATCTCTTTGAACTACAATCTCTAATCTCTGTATGCCATCTGCTTCCTCTTGGGGTGTAGCATTCAATCCATAAATACCTTGAGCATTACGTACAATAGAAATAGCTCCTGAGATATCATTCTCTTCATAACGGGTTTCTCTGTGTTTTGCCCCATCTCTAGTAATATGGTTAGCAGTCCATATACAATCTAGGTTCTCTTCATTTGCTAGATTCTGAATATCTACATATACATTACTAATACGGTCAAAATCTTCTTTATCTCTAGCAATTGATGCCAGCTTAGCAGCATAGTCAATAATAACTACCTGGATATTAATACCTTGTGAACGAAGTTTATCTATCAAATCCCTTATATAATTACAATCGGTAATCATTGCAGGAACTCGTTCAATAACAAGCTCAACACCAAATCTAGAAAGTTTACGTATATGGGAAGCCTCCTTCTTATCAAAGTCTCCAGTATACAAATCCTTTTTAGATACATTAATAGATGACTGTATCATACGGTCCATGATTTGATTCTTACCATTTTCGGTATCTATATAAAGAACTGACTTCTTCATACGTAGATAACCCTTAGCCAAGTTAACCAAGAAGAAAGTCTTCTTTGCTTTAGGTTTATCTAGTAACACCAGAACTGAACCAGATGGGAAACCGCCTGCATTGGTTAAATCGTTTAACTGCTTATAAGGAGAAGGAATAACATCTGGATCAACCTTTCTCTTAAACTGACGTTGAGCTAGGTCCCTGATAAGATATAAAGGCTCATCATCTGTTTTAGGTTTTGAGTTCCGTAAGATCCTATCAAACTTCTTACTGTACTCTTCGTACTGATCAAAGTTCTCCAGATCAAAAGACTCGTTCAAGTTCTTCATCTCAACATAGGTGGAGAATTGATATATCTTATTCCTAATATATTCTGAGTCCTGTAATGGTGTACTATACAGGTCGTCTATAATTTTATTTATATTTGGTATATCCTCCTGAGTTACTAAATCAACATAATTTTTACCTTCTAGTAATTCTTTTATCTCTTGCTTGAGAATATTCTTTGAAGGTACTTTGTTATTCTTCTTAAAGAATTTTACTAGCCCCTCTGCAATGATAGAATGTTCTATCAAAACAAGGTAACTAGGTTTAACTCTTTTCACTACTAAACCACCGTCCTTGTCTTGAACAAGGAACCTGAGTATCTCTAATTGAAACTCGGTAGTGAAACTGAATTTTATCTTGTTTTTATTTGCCATGGTTTATTAAATTAATATGCAATTATCTATAGTTTTCATAGTTCTATGGTTATCCAGAGTAGTCCTACTATAGCTAGACTATATATCATATAGTTATCCTCAGCGATAGGGTTAAATTTAGTGCTAATTCTTTTTATATATAAAATAAAAGTACTATATTTGCACAAAATTATTAATATAAGCTTAGGTAAATATGGAAAAGGAACCTAAAAGAACAAACCACAATGGATCTGAATTACATAGACTCAAACCAATGCAAGAAGGTTATGATATTGCATTATTTGAGAAACTATATAAGATTTCTAGACCAGTAATTAGAAAGCTATCTAGACAGATAGATCCACAAAGATTCAACGTTACTACGGATATTATAGAATCTTATTTCTGGGATAAGATGCTGTTTATCTTTAACAAGTATTATGGAACATGTACCGAAGACCATTTAAGAGCAAGAATCTTAGGAGGTTTATCTACATTCAAAAATCATTTACTACATTCTGCTTATACTGAAAGAGCGGCTTTTAATCAATCTCTTCATTCATTTGAGGATTTATTCGAAGATTCTAATGAAGATAAGAATACTCCTGAAGAACCAGATATCCCAGAAGATAAGATGATTAAGATAGTAAATGATTATATGATGAAGAATCTTTTTCCGGATGCTCAATTAGTATATGAAGCTATATTTACTCCACCGCCATTTATAAGAGAGTACCCAGGATATAAGGATGGTAATCGTATTACAAATAGGATGCTTATAGATTTCTTCAATCTTCCAAGAGATACTAGTTCTGAGAAATATATAAGAGAACTAAGGGAAGACATAGATTATTGGATTGAGAGAGCTAAAATAGACTTACATTTGTAAACACAAAGAAACCCAGGCTATAATCCTGGGTTTCTATATTGGTTTTATATTAATAAAGTTTTACCCTCATTATATAAGCTAATACATAATAAGGAGGGCGGTTTTCGTGAGCTTGACCACCACCTGTTTCACTGGTATCTGTATTAGATAGTTTGCTATCTTCATATATTGGCCCACCAGTATATGGAGTTGTTGGATCGGATGTTTGTCTATTAGTATTATCAAATGTATAATCTCCAGAATACAATTTACTCTCGCCTTGGTTGCCGAGGAACATGTTGTAAGTGTGCTGATGACGGTGTTCATGAATGTGATCATGGGTGTGAGAGTGTGCTGGCATCTCGGCTTCAGTAAGGAGATGAGTTTTCTCACCAGAAGCATTGCCTATAGAATTATAATCTTCATCAGAATCATGGTAACCTACTATAAATCTGCCTCTTAAATCTGGCAACCTAAAATAACCTTTAGAAGTGGTATATTTTCCACCATTTGAATTTGAAGCATTATTAAAGACATCTCCTATAGCGTCGTGTAAATCAGGGTATTCTTTTGCATTTAATTCAGATCCATCACATAAATGGTAATTGGCTGGTACTTCTCTACCAGCCCATAATTCAACCATACCTAAAGTACGTTTTACTGTTTGAGTAGCTCTTTGTAAAGCTGAAATTGAATTAAATAGTATATTGTGTATATAGGTGTTATAACTTAATTCTACTGGGAATTTACCAAAATATGGTACTAAAGCAAAATCTTCTACATTGCCTAAGTCATTAACTCCTGTACCATAAGCTCCAATAAATACTAAGCTACTTTCCTCATCTGCATATGTACTACTAACTTCCTTCAGTTTATTATTAAGATGATCATAGCTAAGTGTTGAATCTTTACTAGGGTCTTGATTAAGTATATCACTGCCTAACTGTGGATTTACACTAGATTTATACAGTTTATATAAACTATTATCTGCTGCTGAATTATTCCACTCTGCTATGAAAGTTATTGGGTTCTCTATTTTTTCTGTAACTGGGGTGTGTTTAGCAAATAATAATACCTCATTTAATGAACCCTTTTCTCCTTGTATAGTAACATCTATAATCTCTTGGTCAGAAGTGTGTATAGATCCATCCCTTGCTATACAACCGAAATTTATATAAGAAGAAGATACTCCAGAACCAGTATTCAGTTTAGATATATTTCTTCTAACTATATTATCTATAGACTCTAGATAGTTACACTGACCCTCCATAGTACGGTCGGGTTTACTATGAACTCTAAGTATAGTACCTTTTCCAGATTCTTTTATTATCTCAGCATAAGAAAAACCGGCAAATGGTCCTGGTGCTATAGGAGAAGCAATAGCCTGAGCTAATTCTATTGAGCTTATTTGGCTGTTGTATTCAAAATAATTTTTCATCATATTTTATAATGTTTAGTGATCAATCTCTTCGTTCATGATAGTTAATTTAGATAGCGTTACATTAAAGGGTAGGTATTTATCAAAGAATATATCTAAAACCTCTTTAAGTTTTATGATATCCCTTGATTCTTCGGTATCTTGGTTATTTTTATAATCTTTTACACCTTTTATGATATTGATATTAGATAGTTCTTTACCATATAATAATATACCTAATTTATCGGCATAAGGTACTTCATCTTTGTCATTGAAACTACATGAGAAAGTAGATATATCTATACTAACAGGTATACATTGTTGGCAATTCTTATATTTAATATCATAGTCTGATTCATCGAATATATCTTCGTCATATTTAGGAAATTGTATCTCTCCATCTTGGGTATATGAAACTCCATTAAAACCATCCATATAAGTACTATTAACTGGATCAGTGATGGTACATTTCAGACCATATATTTTAAAAATGGTTTCATAGAACTTTTTAGTACCTCTGATCTTCAGTAGAGTTATCGAGTATTTTAGCAACTCTCTTATTTTGGGTGTACTTAGTACTATTGGACCCTCTTTAGCTATTTCCCATATAGCTTTCTTTGACTCTAATGGATTACTCTCATAGTATTTATCCCACAGATCTTTGTTTATTAAGAAGGCATATCCAAAAGGTAATTCACCTAGTAACTCCCAAAAGTAGTTAAGGTAGTACTCTGGTACCTTATCTAAATCAATATTATCAAGAGCCTTATCAACTTCTGGTAATACTTCATCATTTAAGTAATATCCTAATATATTGATAAACCTTTCTAATATACCCTGATCATTTACCTTATATGTATCTCTTGACTTATACATATAAGGTAACATATGTATCAAATTCTTAAGGTCAATCATAATACTTCTGTTATCTTTAAGTTTAACTGACTTGGGTTAGTGAAAGTAGGCATATTAAATCCAGGATCTGTATAATCAAAATTAGGAGCAGCTACTGTAAATATATACCTGTTACCACTAGAATACCCATTAGCCAAGATATTAATACCAAACTTCATACCGTTATTTAGATCATCTACGGTTAAACTATTACCTACTTTACCATCTTTAGTAGAAAAACCTCCAGTAGTACTGTACAGTGTATATTTATTGTCACTATCAAATACTACTAGATAGTCTACAGCTTTACTAGCTTTCTCTATAGTAAAATTATCTATCTTTAATTGATTAGAACCAAATACTATTTTAGGCCAAGGTTTAAGGTAAAACTTATTTATATGTAGATAATCTACACTGGGTAAGTTATCTATTAAAGCATAGATATCTGAAATTCTTACACTACCCCCGATCTCAGCTTTACTAATGGAGTATTTATCTGATAAAGCTGAAATTATTTGGGTTTGTATTTCTGATTCTGAGTAGTTCTTTTTTCCTGTAACATCTATATCTAATATGATACTTACTTGTCCTACTGGCTTTACATTTAACCAAGTAGTTAATGGAGAGTGTTGTTTTATATACTCATATACCTTCTCAAGCAACTCTTTACTAGCTACTACTCCATTATCCGGAGTAATATAAAGGTTGAGCTTTCTACCACACTCGTATTCTAAAGCTACTTTATTAACTCCAGGTACAGTTTTAGCTAAATCAATAAAATCCTGTTTGGTTATAGCTACTCCTAAAGTTTTTACATGTAGTGGGATATGCTCTTTTAACATATAAAAGTCTTCATAATCTGATCCTCCACCAGCTGGATATGGGTTTGAACATACTGCATCAGAAGCTGCTGATTGTATTACACTTGGGAGATTAGTTATATTACCAGCTTGTATATTAGCATTAGCCCCTGAAGTTATATAATAGGTACATTTAGTAATCTTATATCCTGGGTCTGGGATCATTCCATGTTGGTCATCTCCAAATACTATAAATACCTTGTTGTTACTATCTACCTCTACTCTAAAGTGTTTATCATACTTATCAGAAAAAGCGAATGTATCAACTAAAACCCAATCATCAGAACCTATCTTTAGAGACATGGTACCATGGTCATAATACCTACCCTTTACAAAGGTATCAGTAATTTGTAGTCTAGGTTTACCATCTCTATTGGTCTTAAGATTAGGTATGGTAGTACCTACCATAGAAGTATTAGTATATAAAGTATGTTGAATACATGATACAGTTACATTTGTAGTATTAGCATACCACTTAGTATCTTTTACTACTAACCAAGTATTACCAGAATTATCAGTAAAAGCTGTATCTTTTGGTATCATAATATCAGAGCTTATACTAGAACTGTTTACTGGCCGGGATATAACAACGTCTACCGTTGGAGCTACAGCACCATGAGGATGATAATCTACTAGTTCACCATGCTTCACGAGAGAATCAAATCTTCTAGCTGTACTGAAGAAGGTTTCTCTTGACATGTTGTCGATGTAATAGTGAAGAACTTCTGCGATAGCCGAGAAAAGTGAGATAATCATTATAAGAATGTTACCTTCACTGTAGTCTGTGATTAAGACATCACCATTAGGACCTTTAATTTGTTTAAGGTCATCTATAAGCTTTGCCTTAATTTGCTGATATGACCTTTGATAAGGTGTCAGCCAAGGGTTTGTTACGCTCATATTTTATGTATTTAAGGTGTTATTTAATGGATCATATACTAAAGTACCAGTATTGCTAGAGTTTGTATCATTAATAATATAATGGAATTTAAGTATGATTCTACTACCTTCTCTAGTAATAGTAGTACTCTTATAGGTTATACGGCCTTCCCAAGAATTAATAGCTTCCTTCAAAAATTCATTTACTAAAAACATCTGAGCCTGAGAGTTGCCTTCTTCTATACATTCCCAAAGCCTTGTTCCGAAGTCTTCACCTCTAAACTTCTGGCCTATCTGATGTAAGATGAGTGATTCTAGGTTATTCTCTATAAGTTTGGTATTTCCTGATACTGGATACCAACCAGTCTGGCCTAACTCATTTTTAGTTAGCTCTATAGGGAAAAGTGGACCTGAACCTATGAGGGAGTTGTAAATATTATTCTCTTTCATTAGTGTGTGAATTTATTGTCCTCGTAATCTGATTTATTAAAAGTACTAAAGGTATTGTTGTGTGGTACAATTGGGGTACTAGTAGGAGAACCATTATTACCAGTATGATTATGAGTATTATAAGCCGTCTTGAGTTGTTCTATCTCTTTTACTAACCTATTAAGCTTATCGGTTATCTCATCTATATTGATCACTCCACCATTGTTACCAGAATTAATACGTACCTGTTTAGCTGAAGAGATATCTACTATACCGTCGGAGTGTACTGAAATAGAGCCTTTGATATAAATGTCCAAGTGGCTATCACTCTCATCTAAAGTTACTATATTACCCTTTGGAGTAACAAAACCCATAACATTTGGATCATGTAGTTCTATCGGTATCTCCCCCTTGGCCCAAGAATAGTATGACCATATAGGTTTAGATAAGTCTCCTCCTTCAAATTCTACCCATACTGTATCCCCAATAGCAGGAGTAAGATACTTAAAGCCGTTGTTGAATCCGCCATGTTGACCCTTACATAAAGCCCATAATATTACTCCGTTTACTTCTGGAACACACACCTTTATGCGACCCATACCCTGTGGATCTACATTCTTAGTCACATAAGCCCTATAAGAAGAATAGTATCTACCAAGTCCTTCTATACCTTGCTCTGTAATTACTTGTGCTAGTACTTCGTCCATATTACTTATGAGTTGTTTTAATTCCACTATCTACAGCTCTAGCTGCTGCTCTACCATATTTCTTTCTCTCTTCTACTGTAGGAGTTCGAACCAAGTCAAAACTAATATTATTAGTTCTACGCAGATCTCCAGTATTACCTCTTGGTACTACTGCATCATTAACTCCAGCCATCTTAAGTATAGCTAAGTCTTCCTTCTTAGTTCTACTTGCAGCATTGAAGTAAGTAGACTCGGCAGAAGTTAGATTTACATTAGTTAAGGCTTTAGAAGATACTGAACCACCACTATTTCTACCAGAAGTATCATGCCCATGAGAATTACTCTGTACAGCTGCTTCATGTCCTTCTATCCCCTTATGTCTTATTAGTTCAAGCTCAGTAGTATATCCAGAACTTCCTTCTATCTTATGTATACATTTCTTAATATACCAAGGACCAGACCATTTCTTGCCTATATTGTGTAGAGTTATAACCTGAGAAGTTTTTAAGCTTGGCCTACCAACTAATAGGACTTTAGCTTGAACTTTTCTTTCCGTTATTTTACGAGCCTGATTAGCAGATGCTAATACTCTTCTACTTAGGTCTTGGTCTATTGAAGGACCATATTTCCTTGAGTAGTAAGCCCTAAGTAATCTATAACCTGATACGGTGGCTTCTACGCTAGTCTTAGTAAATACTGGGAAGTATCCATCGTTACTCATTTCACCGGTACGATGAACATAAGGGTTACGGTCTATCTCGTCTCTTGAGATATGGCCATTACTATCTGGACCAGCCTTAGTTTCTGTCCAAGCCTCTACGGTTGCTCCTCCATCACCTCTTCTTTTAGCAGTGAAAGTATAAGTAGTAGATTGGAAACGACTTTTAAGTATGTTATCAAGAGTACCATTTCTTGCAGCATTATCTAATTCTGCTTGAACCTGACCTCCCTGGGTTCCATAGAGCCCTGCTAAGAACTCTGTAACGTTTGCTTCTAGATCTTTAGTCTCAAGTGTCTCTGTTATACCTTTCTCACGATAAACATTGGCAGCATTCAAGCCTACAGAAGAGTATTCTTGATATTGTTTATCTGTATATTTCTGTTGAGCTATTCTCTGTTCTTCTCTTTGCCTTTCATTGATAGCCCTGATCTGTTGCCACTGATTTTCAGTAAAAGCCGATTTATTGGTACCCTTAGTTTGTTTAACTCTATCGTTCAAAGCTAAGATACTTGAGTAAGAAAGCTTACCAGCATTGAAAGCATTAATTGCTGATTGTGGTTTATATGAACCAGTTTGAGGATCAAAGTAATCCATATAAGTCTGATCTGCCATACGTACATTCTGCTGACCATAACTTACTACTTCGGTTTGTAAACCCTTGTTCATGTTAATACCAGTAGAAGTACTAGCTCTTAAAACCCTAGTAACATATTGAGTTTTAAAAGAAGCCTGTAGTAATTCACCATTCTCAGCTTGATAGGTATAATCTGCTACAGAAGGTTCTTGTAATTTCCTATTGTGAATGTATATTACCCCATCCCTACTATCTACATACCATGGTCCATCAGCCATCTGTTGGATCTTTTGTTGTAGTTGAACTATTATGTTATTACCGGTTTCTCCATAGTCACTATTAAGAGCTTCTTTCCAGTCGTCTGGCATTGCTACATGACCTATGCCAGAATATCCATTTGCATATATGACTGTACCAGTACTTGTTATGAACTTTTCTGTAGCTTCTTGTGGTTTATGAAGAGCTTGATTACTAACAAGTATAGGATTTGCTTTACCATTATCTGCCATATTACTTGTAATTAAATTTCTCAATGATTATACCTACTCCATGATCACATCCCCTATCTAGGAAATCTACCATAGAGGAAACTCCATCATCATCATCGTCTTCAGCAGATGGGCGGTGTGGTGGTAGATGTCTTAATGCAACTACTCCATCTACACAGATGATTGTGGCATGGGTTCCCATAGAGTCAAAGGTACAGTCGAAGTCTTTTACCTTGATAGACTTTATTGGGCTTGCAATAAATTCTCCATTTGGAAATACATATCCCCACTGAAGATAGATTGTTTCTCCCTCTTGTAGTTCTTCTATATCTACTGTATCTGGGCTACCAGTATCAAATGTGAGTTGTGCTTGATTCTCTTTTTCTTCGTCATATTTATACATAAAGTTAGTAATATACGCGCCGAGGGGGATACCCGTAATTGTATTCATCACAGGCATCCCCTCTGAGTTAAATATGGCTAAGTATGGGGTAGCCGTGCCATATTGTGACATAGGCTGATTGTTATTCGATGATGCCATATAAAGGAATTATTAATCTTCGACCAATGAAAAACTCTTCTTCACTTAATGGATTGATAATCATATTAGCTTCAGCTATTTGATACCAATATCCGCTATCTCCATAGTACTTATAAGCAATACTCTGAAGAGTTTCTCCATCCATGACAGTATGAATCTTATCACTATCACTTAGGATAATAGAAGGTATAGGCCTTTCTAGTGAGTAATCTCCATTATGGTATTTTAGAGCATACCCTGCAGAATATAAATCCTTACCCACTGCATAGTTAGTTTCATTTATCATATTTATTGCTTATTTAGCCCTCTAGTGTATTTCATTTTATCTTCTGGTAAAATATCATTCCACGAGAGGTTAGTTGCACTTACCCGCTTAAAAACTAATTCCTGGGTAGCAGTTGAAGGTAATAGTTGACCATCAGCTACTTTGAGGTCCTTTCTCTTATTACCATTGATCCGAATAAAGTCATTGAAGTTCTCTAAGGTATAAGTAGCTGAAGTTAGAATATAATAGTGATCCTTAAATATCTCACTGTTGCCCCACTGTATTTGAATTACAGGGGGAGAAGCTTGATACCCATTTGCTTTAGTCCAAGCCTCTAAAAACCTACATTTGTTTACTACCTGATCAAGGTGATCAGGATCATCACAAAACCAACTTATATTGAACTGTATTACATCCTCTGCTCCGGTAAAATGATACATAGGAGTATTACGACCCATAGACCTGATAGCAGCCCAAGAAGTTTCTCCTTTGAACTCTAACCTATTTGGCCTATTCTGTATTACTATATACTCGTATGGTTTACTAGTAAGGTTATATAGAATGATTTGATTACTACCTTCTCCAGTTTTCTTTTCCTTTACTAAGTCATCGTATGGCCCAGTACTAAAGGTTATAACCTTAATATCTTGTACTTTCTCCTGAGCATTTCTCTTCTTCTCATTGATAAGAGTGTTATGGCCTTTAGCTGGATCAACTTTTGAGGTTTTTGCATGAGGGTAATGAGTAGCTCTGTGAAGTAATATTGCTGCTCTCCAGAGTTTATTAACTGGGCCAGTTGTAATATTAGACCCATCTAAGGTAAGGTTTATTACTTCTTTATTAACCTTACCAATCTGTTGTGATATCCAATTTGCCATAGCTATTAATAATAAAAACCATAACCATCGATAGGTACACTATCTCCATCTCTAAATGTTCCAACGGAAGTACCATTGATAGTAAGGTTGAGTGAATTAGTATTAGTACCACCAGCTTTGATGGCCTGTTCTATTGCCCTTACATATCTTTCATTATAGGCAGATTGAACCTCTTGGGCTGATAGTTCTTGAGTATTGGCATTTACTGCTTCTGTATTAGCCTCCACTGAACTAATGTAGTAATCCAGGCCCATTGATAAACCTGTTAAGGCCAAACCAATACCTATACCAACTGGACCACCAAACATCATAGAAGCCATACCAGCTAAACCTAATCCCTTAGATGCTACTCCAGAACCTCCACCTGTAGAACCACCAGTAGAACCTCCACTGGCCGGTTTTGGTACATAAGCTCCAGCATAGGTAGCGGTACTCATTGCTCCACCCTTTTTACCAAAACCCCCGACATAAGGTTTACCAGCTTTATTTCTACCTAATCTTCCACCCATAGGTAACATCATACCTCTTGTACCAGGAGCATAGCTTAAAGCTACGTATTCAGCCATGAGGGCAACTATAGTTCTAAGGTGAGCTTCAAGCATAGCTGCTCCGGTATTCATAGAAGCAGTTGCAGTAGAAGCAGCTGTAGCAGTTGCAGTAAGTGAACCCATCATGGTAACTACCATTCTCAAAGTACCTCTTATAAGACTGAAACCTGCTATAAGAGTTGTAACTATAGTAGCAGAAGTTACCAATTTTACTACAAACCCACCAATACCAGTAGTGGATATTTTGGCAATCCAATTAGCTAACTTAGACATACCAGTAATGAGTGGAGTGAATATTGTCATAGCTTCACCGAGCCCTACTTTTAAGTTATCTATAGAAGCATTGAGAGCATCAACTCTACCTTGTGGAGTTTTAGAACGTTCATTTATAGTATCCTCTGTCCAACCCCCAGATCCATTCACTTTATCAATGATTTTTTGCATCTTATCTGATCCATTCCAAATAGCCTGGAACAAACCAGAAGCAGCACGTTGTCCTCGAACACCAAAGATATTATACATTGCAGCCTCTCTTGCAGTACCAGAAAGCTTACCCATCTTATTGGCAATGACTGTCATAAGTGTTCCAAGGTCTTTAAGATTACCGTATGAGTCTACCAATTCATCTTTACTGATACCCATTGCTTCCAACATCTTAGCACCTTTAGCTTTCTGTCCAGTGATAGAAAGTGTTAAGTATCTAATCATGTTAGCCAAAGCAGTACCTGCAGAGCTTGCCTGGATACCTTGATCACCTAGTACACCAATAGCAGCAGCTGAAGTTTGTAAGTCTATACCTGCATTTCTGAAGGTAGCTCCTGAATATTGAAGAGATTGTGCTAAGTCTGTAAGATTTATGTTTGCACTAGTAGTAGCAACTCCAAGTATGTCTGCCACTTTAGAAGCATCTTTAGAGGCAATACCGAATGTAGCCATGATATTAGTCATAAGGTCAGCTACTCCGCCTTTACCACCAAGTTGCATTTCAAAGATAGAGGCCAACTTTGCTGCAGGTCCAATCATACTCTCTATTGCCTCGGCAGAGTTACCAGCCATAGCTAAATAACGTTCACCAGAAGCAATATCGTAGTTGGTAAGAGGAGTTTGCATGTTAACCTGTTGAGCAACCTCCATTAACCTCTTTGATTGTTCTGCAGTTGCTCCTGCAATCTTTGAGGTCATAAATATCTGATTACTAACCTCGGCAGAATGCTTATAGGCTTCATACATTCCTCCAACTAGTTGGGTTCCATAATCAAAGGCTGCACCAGCTGATTGAGTAACGGCACGATTCCACTGATTCATGTCGTTCATCAGCTTGGTATATGAACTGGAAATCCTTCCAGCTTGCTGAGAGAACCCATCTCGTAGGACCATAGAGATACCAACCTCTACTAAACTTTTAGATGTTCCAGCCATATTGTTAATTTAATTTTTCTTTTATTCGTTTATAATAAGCTGCAGCTAATTCTATAAACCTTACCCTACTTCGGTAAGGGAGTTGTAGATAGGTTTGGTATTCCAGATTTATCTCTGCTCTACATATATAGGCAAACCTTTCCTCTGGACCTACCCAACCTTCCTGTCCGGTCTTGGGATCTACAACTCTGTCAGGAAGAAAAAACCTGGAGCAGCAAGAATAGGATATTGGGTAGTCTGACCTGTTTCAGGATCCTCTATGTCTGAGATACCTTGGAAAGCAGGGTCATAAGTGTTAACTAATTTACGGATCTCTGCCATATCCCTTACACTGAAGAGAGTAAAGTTCTGTACCTTCTCAAACTTACCATCTACATCTAGCATAAGGTTACGAGCCATAAGCTCTGCATTACGAGTTCTTTTCTCATCACTGAGCTTAAGTATAGTTTGCTCGGTATTACCATTTGCGGCTTGCCAGAAGATCTTTTTACCGCTTGCTAGTGTAAACTCCTTGCCGTCTATAATTGATGGGTCTGGATAAAGCGGAACAGCATAAGGCTTTGCTTCCATCTCCTCTTCTGATGGAGCTTGTGAGTAATCTTCGAATAGGTAGTTAGTAAGATCCTCCTCGTATTTAACAGAACGATTAGGAGCCCATTGATAGTCAAATTCCAAAGTTTCTCCAAGTGAGAAAATCCTTGACTGAAGCAAAATGCAATAACGGTCCAGGAGAGGTAAATTAAGCGCATCTTTCATAGTCAACTTACCAGAAGCAGTATATGTGGTTCTAACAGTAATAACCGATATAAATCTAGAAAGATGCAATAGTGTACGCATTTCCCTTGGGTTAGAGAGGATATCCTCATCCTCACCGTTTTGTTCTCTTATCTCGAATTCATGTCCTGAAGGTACATGAAACTTAATTGTCCTTAATTCCATTGTTTTACTTATTTAAGTTTGTGGTTCTCTATCTTTAATAATATGAACAGGCCAGTTGATTGAAGCCATATAATGTGACCTCTTTCAATGGCCTGTTCTTTTAGTGGCTTGATATTGGTAATGATTTATTTCTTCTTGCCACCACCTTTGCCGCCTTTCCTACAGCCCATGATCAACACCTCCTTTCTGCTTTAGAGAAAAAGGGGTGAATCCCAACATTTGGAACCCACCCACAACCTCCTAAATCAACTCAATATATGACAAAGAATTAGTAGTTATCGCCGGTATCAATAGAGAACTCTACCTTCTCGATAGTATTCTCAGAAGAGTTACGGTCAAGCTCGATTCCGGTAGACTTACAAGGCCATACCCCATTGTATACGTGGGTATTGAGTACAGATACACCGTCCTCTGCAAGTTCGCATACTACACAAGTTTCCTTGTAATTAGAAGGAACATTACCACCACCAAGAGTGATATCCTGACAAGCTTGAAGCCAGTCATTAATCCAAGTATCTGAACCAGAGGTGGTAGATAATTTTTCAACAATAAGGTTACCAATGCTAATTCTACCTGCAGTCTTTACACTATGATTAGTATCTCCATGTTCTACCTGTTCAATTTCTACATCTGGAAGAGTTACCTTCTGACAGAGATAAGAATTGATAGGATGCTTTGGAAAAGTAATGGAGAAATTAAAGGCTTTACGTGGATTCTTTACTTTTGCCATGGTTGTTTTAACTGTTAAGTTCAACAGAAGCAGTACGAGCAACCTTATCGATTGAAAGGGTCATCTCGATTTCCTGCATAGGAACGATCTCTTTGAATTTGAGTATAGCCTTATATCTACCCTGGCGAACATCTGCTTCCTTGTTAACCTGCATGTCCTCGTAACCAGTAGCATTCTGATCACCATTCCAGGTATATTCAGATATAGCTTCTTGTTCTACTAGATCATCTAGCTCTGGTTTAACCTGAAGGTAGATATCCTGCCATGTAGGAATATAGTTAGGCTCCTCTATTTTACTCTCAAGGATAGGACGAAGGAACTTCTTCAAGTAGTGAATCAGCTGAACTATGCTGATAAACTTGAAGCTATCCTGCTTAACCTGTGAAGTAAAGCAGTGCCAGAGCATTGTCTGCTTACCTGCATTAGAAGTATCCTTTACTACAATCATGTTAGCATAAACATGAGCAAGGTCGTTCAAGTCGTTGTAACGAGAAGGACTACCATAGTTAGGACAAGCAGGACCATTACCGTCGTAGATAACACCACGGTTCATACCAGCAAATGATAACCATGGACCATAGTTAGAACCAGAAGCATCTGCAAGGCCAAGTATAGTACCAAGTACATCTGCCTCTACAGGAATACCCTGATCATTGTTCATCATGATACCACCTGCAAAGTAAGCAACGTTACGAGAGTTACCAATAGTATCGATGCATGTGTTGATCCACTGAATAATTCCTTCCTTTTTACGAACTGTAGTACCCTGAGAGTAGTGTGTGGTATACTTGGGTACCTCAATAAAGTAGTGATACTCATCAAGTTCATCTACCATCTGTTTAGCAGCCTTGTGTACCTTCAACTGATCTGATCCAACACTTAGGTGTTGGTCAAGGTGTGAGCAACAGAGATGGTAAGGATCAGTATAGTCCCTGATATACTCCAGGGATTCAATCCACTGGTCTGCTGTAGGAGATGTACCAGAATTACCTGGTGAAGATACGCAAGTAATACCATCCTCAGTAGGCTCTTTAGTTCCAACCTTAAATGTGAAGCTAGTACTTGAACCATCTACTTCTTCATACAGCCAGTTTGCAACACCAGCAAGAGATTTGTTAGTAAGAGTAGATGAAATGATTGTTGCTTCTAGATAAGAGGAACCAGTAAGGAACTGATAGAATGCCAGATAGTCAACTGTGGTGTCGTTATTAGAATCGGCATTCTTATAAGTAATTACTGGAAGGCTTTCCATTACATTAGTCTTACTATGGCCGTAGATGTTGCAGAATACTGTATTACCTTGCTTAGTAAATACAGCATCAAAGTTTGCAGAGCCATCTACAAGTTCATCATAGGTTTTGATATAGAAGCCAATCTCTACCTTGTGTGAACCTGAAGCCAACTCAAAGACCTTAACCGGAGATTGAGCTTGGTTAGTTTCCTGGGGTACTGTATCAGCATTAGTAAGTATACCCTTGTAGTAGCCTTCTCCAGGTACACGAATAATGCGAAGCTTAGAACCTCCTACCAAAGCTTTCTCAATATTAGAAGGAGATCCGTCTGGGACGATCTCACTGCCAAAAACACTCCTGAATTGGGATGGAGTGCTTATCAGCGTAGAGGGATCATTGTAAGGACCCCTCTTTGTTCTGGCCAAGATACAAGAAACTCCAACCAAGGGAACAGTTTGCTCCAGGTTGTTATTCTCAATCTTGAACTTAATTGATGGGGAATTTGGCATGATTTTATGTGTTTATAAATTAATAATCGGTTCGTAGTTAATTTAAGGCTTCGGAGTATTGTTTATATTATCTCCTACATGTACTTCAGTATACTCTTTCTCTCCTTGAGTATCAGTACCAATAAGTACACTTATATCTTTGATTGGTACGAGTTCCATATCCATAATATAGTTAGGTACAACTCCATCTGATATTTTATACTGATATACATGTTCTAGAAGCCCATGTTCGGTATCTACGTGATCATAGTAATTACCTACTTCTATGTAGATATTCCCTGACTTCTGTAAACCAGAATTCATAAATGATTCTTTATTACCATTATATGGTTTTATGTAACCCTGGGCGGGTAAAGCTCTGTACAGGATACTATGAAGCATCCTCATATCTGATTGAGTTTTTGATACTAGGTGGACATCTATTACAATATCCTTAGTATTATACCCAGTCTCAATCATACGTGGGTGTTCCTTATCTGTATCGTCCAATTGATATCTTTCCATACCTATAACTCCAGGGTAGTAACCTTGTAAGTTTAGGACGATTCTTGGTACTTCTTTTGCACCCCTTTCCTGATTGTTACCTATACCAAATATGTATACGAACTTCTTGAGTTTACTCTTATCCTCTTTGTACTTAACTTCTGTTTCTTTAGTAGGTAAGCCTTTATCATTGAGATACTCATCTGGATCCAGTGTAACACCAGCTTTCAAAGCTACTGCTAGTAGGTTCATATACATAGACCTTTCTACTATTTCTTCTGAGCTAACCATATTACATATATTTATTTAATTGTCTTTTAATTGCGTTACGAGCGAACACCTTGATTCTTTCTTTACCTCCTGCAGCATCAAATAGTGGCTTCCATAATGGACGAGGTGGAATATTCCTTGATGGAGCTCCTTGCTCTAGTATCTGTGCTACACGTAGGAGTGAAAGAGGTCTACGCTTAGTTTTGAATCTTGGTGGTATTTTCTCTACACCCTGAGGGAGGCCAACAAAGTAACGGGGTTTAGCAAAAGCTCCACTTGAATAGTACATGTTTTCTTTATGTACTCCTATAGATTCCTCATATTGACCTGTCTTATAATAGATTCTATCATCTCCCCCCATTGCTTGAACATACTTAGGGGATAGTGGAGGCCATTGTGCTCCCTTTGGTGGTATTCCTGAATTTATACACCTTTTAGCTTCTTTTATTATATTCTTGCCATACCTTTCTGCAGCATCCTTCCAAGCTTCCCATAATATTTTAGGAGTACTTTTAATAAGTTTATCAGCTTTAGCAGTTTCAGCAGGATCAGAGAATATATGTAGTTGCCCAAATGGAGTATCAACGTAGTGGTTTATTTGATATCTTGCCATAGCTGTAATTATTTACACTAAATATGCAGAGACAGTAATTAACTACCCCTGCATACCACTAGTTATATTGTACCCATTGCTTCTAGATATTTGTATAACTTATTATCTGGAGCATCCATGTCATTAAAATAAAATTGATACCCTGCTTCTAAGGCTTGTCTAGGATTAAGTACTCTACAAGTATCGGCATAGAAGAAATTAAAGCCTACCCATTTATCCCACTTAGTAGTACCATTTGGGAAGTTTAAATCCAGGGTAAATGATTCTATTTCATCTACAGTCCAAAAGGGTGTATCATGAGTTACATTCTCTTTGTCTATATAAAGAATATGTTTCATTACTTTGTTGGCTAACTCTTCATTCAAGTGTTCGTGTTTATGAGTTACACTTTTATATATACCAACACCATTTTTGGTATAAGACCATTTTATACTACGTTCTATTAAAAACATAAGTCCCATATTAGTGCCCTCCGAATTTTCTAGAGCTCAGTCAACTAATAAACTATAATCCTTTAAGTTACTAATATTAGAGCTCTTGTAGTTATTGATAATATACCCATAATTAAATCCTATGCTTTTGATAATAGCTTTTCCATAAGCTGGCCCATCATTTTGTTTTGGTTCTCTATTACCACCTTAATATCCTGAATAGAGGTCTCTATGTTAGAGAAGCGTTGGTCTGTTTCCTGCTTCTCCTTGTATATTGGATTTAGTTGTACCAGAAGCTCTTTTGATTTCTCTAGTACCATCTTATGTTGATCTACTGAAGCCAGAACCTCTTCTGCCTGATTTTTCATAGATTCTACCTCATTGATAAGTAATGATTTATCGGTAGCTAATACTAAATTCTTGGTATAGGTTATAGTAGAATTTTCTGGTATAGTATACGTAGCTGAAGCATTGGCTGCTTCGATAGTTACATCTACTACCATTTCTGTTTTACCATTTATCATACCATTGGCTAGCCTTGGAAAAGAGTTAGCAGTTACCTTACCTGGTATGAATACCATATTATCCTTGTCCAATATGTATACAGGATAGTTCTGTTTTAAATCTTTAAATGTCATAATGTGATATTTTAGAAGTCATACTACAAAATAAGGGATGACCATAGCCATTTGGTTACGATCATCCCTTTATATACGCACTTAAGCTGTTGCTGGAGCAGCAATTGTTAAGGAGTCTTCAATAGTAATGGAATGAGCCTTTCCGCAATTTACACAGTATAGGTTTTGAACCCTACCTAATGACGTAATTGTTACTGACGTTGGTAGTGCAGTTCTTCCTTGGAAAGCAGCTGTAAATTTCTCAGTAAAGAGTTGTGTAGTAGCCTTACATCCACAACCTGGAGTAACTATTGTTATTGTAGCCGTTATAGGAATAAATACCGTTGTTCCGTTGAGCACGGCAGTACCATTAGTATAAACAATTGAAACTTGAGGCTGTAAGGTTGAATCAACGCAAATCGCCTTACACAACTTTTCTTTGAACGTAGCCAAAAGTGAAACTTGGTTTACTACTGCTGATGCAGCTAAACCTACTGGAGAAATTGTAACCATAACTTAGTCCTCCTTTAAATTAACAACCACAATGACCACATCCGCAATTTCCACCATTAATCAATCCAGCAAGGTACTGATTCTGCTTAAGCTGAGAGATCTCGAACTTAGCATCCTGGAGCTTCCTCTCTGTTTCACTCTGCCAGTGACTGTTGAGGAGATCAGAGGTTCTTTGCTGGGCAGCATTAATGGCATTGATAATATCGCACTTGTCCTGCTGTGCTTGGAAGCCAGCCTGAGAGAATCCTTGGTTAATGATATTACCAAGGTTAGCGAATCCCCTCTCAACTCCAGTATTAACACCATTAATACCTGTCATGATGGTGTTCGTCTGGTTGCAGTTCTGGATCTGGTTCTGATACCCCATCTCAAGAATACTCTTCTGGGTCTGGCAGCAGCAGTCTTTGATAGCTTGAATAACATTACAGTCACCCATGTTAACAGCATTGATAACTCTTTCAGCAGAGAAACCAACCTTACCCCCTACCTGCTCAATAGCAGACTTAACGCCGCAAATAACTTGCTGAAGGAGTGCTTGACCAGAAGTGATCTTGTCAACACCTGCACGGATTTCCTGATTGTTGTTCTGAGTCTGGCTGAAAAGCAGGTCAGTATTGTGGTTATCCTGCATGCGTGTCTGGAACGAACCAATCTGACTAGATAATGCCTGGTAGCCGTAATTTGGGTCATTGTAATGATTGTTCCAATCGTTACCCCACATACGCTGTGCGAACATCATCCAAACAAGATAGATAAAAGGATTGTTCCACTGATTTCCCATACCACCATTAGCCATCATAGCTGTAAGTGCTGTATTCATACCATTGTCTTTGTTACAACAATTTGCTAACATGGCAGTAGCCAGATCATTGCCCTTATCATAGCAAATAATCTTTTCTTTGCAATCTTCTCCCATACTCTTGGAATTTTACGGTTAATAAAAATGTTAATTATCCCATATTGTATTAGTAAAGCTTTACATATATAATAAATACAGTATTGTAACATTTGATACTTTCAATGAAGTATATCAGATACCATAGTTGGTGATCTTGGTAATCTGTATTTTATGAGTTTTGTTTTCATACTATTGAGTTATAAACCAACCTTTTGCAAGTATTTTATTTCTTACAGTTTGTGGGAATTTAGTAAAATCATTATAGTTTTCTCCTACAGTAAGAGTTCTATAATTATCGTTAAGGAATCCCAGTTGCACCCTTCATAAAAAGCACTCCGTTCAAGAGTGTCATTACAGTACAAATGAACGGAGTATAAATGCGGATGAATTTAATTAAAATTCTCATCACCAAAAAGAATAAAGGCTAAACCAAAATCGCTGCTATTTCACTTTCAGTTAAAGCACCCTCAAAATTATTAAGTTTTGTCTTATCAGCAGCACTCATTAGTCCTGCTGTACTTGTGGTAGCTGTACCATAAGTTGTGTTCTCCCAAGGCACTGTAACTACAAGTAATCCATTTGCAGTAGAAGATACTTGTACATAATAAGTTCTGTTCTCACCACCACCTTGACTACCTATAGTAACTACTGGAGAACTATTTGCTGTAGTGTTTATCTTAACACCTCCAATGGCTGATGCAGAAGCATTAGGAAGAACATACTTATTTGCACCTGTTTCAATACCATTAAGTTTAGTTTTGTCTGTTGTGGACATTAAACCAGCCTTTGTTGGAGATGATATTGGAAGCATAGCCTCTCCGAACCCACTATTTTTAGAATTAAGTCTTACATATATTTCATTTTCAGTGTCATCGTAAACTTCAACAGCTAAATTAGATGTGGTAAGATAATTATCAAGATTTACTTTTTGCTCTCCAAGTTTCTCCCAAGCATTATTTATCCAAATATATTCAGTATAAAGATTTTGGGCATCATTTCCAGACTTTACTAAATAAATAGCAGACTCGCTTTTACTTTCTTCATCAGCTGGTAATGAATTAACTACAATAGTTCTAAATTTTGGTATTGCAGATATTGAATTTTTTATTGTTTGTAACGATGTTGTAGAACCATCACCTAAAAGTATTTGGTCAGAAGTACCTCCGTTAATCTGTATTCTGCTACCAAGTACTGTAGTTCCTGCTTCTATATCACCTTCTGCATATACCCCGCCTTGTCTTACGTTTATATTTCCTTCTTCTACTTCAATAGTTTTTGTTGTTAGATTACCTGTAATAGTTACATTACCATTTGATGCTTTAGAAACAAAATTACTTTTAATTTTATTCCAAACTTGTGCTAATCCTGTACTATCTAAATACTTTCCCATAATTTTGTATATTTTAAATTATTATAGTTGTTTAAATTTATTATCATTTCTTCGCAATCTTTTCAAGTTTTTGTGAATACAGTGAAAAAATCTCCTTGGCATACATCTCAGCGTTATCGCATCCGTTGTCTTTGATTGCCTGTGTGATGGCATCAAGCGTGGCAATGTGCGGCACACGTATGTAGCAGGCGATAAAATGCTCCTGCGTGTTGTCTCTGTGCATCATTTGCGGGTCGTTATCATCCATCATTTTTTCCTCTTTCTCAATGTCATAGTGTGCAAATAGGCACTCGTCCTCCATACGGATTTCTGCGACAGGTATCACCCATCCAACAGGTTTTGAAAAATGTTCCTTGTTCATAGCATTACTTTGTTTATTATTTTACTTTGTTTATTTTAATATATTTGCTTTACCGTAATAAGCAAGGCGGGGGGCGCACTTCGGCTCCCGCAAGTGCCCAACCGTTGTCCGAGTCCGAGTAAACGAGGCCGCAAGACACACCGTTGCGCGCATCACCGCCCCACAACAGCAACTGTCCATTAGTGGATGTATATGTTAAATCGCACCAATAACTTGACGAGCCACCACCCACAGCAGACGGGAAAATATCGAAATGCTCTCCTCCAACAAGTTTTGTAATCCATCCTACACTTGCAATACGGTTGAAAGAGCGTGAATTTCCTTTGGCGCCATAGGTAAGTTCTTCAGAATCAGTCATCCTGTTGCCATCATACACATACACCTTGTTATTGATTAGGAATACACCCTGTATCATCTCAAAAACCATCCGTAAATATCTTCCAATCCGAAGAGTGATATATGTTTTGCATTGGCGTTGTCAGTACCTCCATCCACGGAGCCACACGCATCTCCAATGGAAGATGTTTCTCCCGTAGGTTTGTTTTGAGCGGCATCAAAATTGTTGGAATTTCCATTCATCCCATACCCAAGAGTGGCCTGTGAGTTGAGACTACGGTAATTACTGAGATAGATGAGAACCATGAGTATGCGCTGAGTGTAGTTGGTAAGTCCGAACGCCTTTCCATTTACCTGCGCTTGGTCCCAAAATGTGTTTATTGTTCTTGATGCAGCCACGGTTTCACCCTTCATGGAGCGCAGTTTGTTGCCATAATAAGATGCGAGATAAGCACCGACCCACTGCTCTTCAATCACATTGCGCATCACAGGTTCCTCAGTCATCCAAATGGTGTCACGCCCTGCGCTGTCTCTCACCACCATATAACTTAGTCTTGGGATGCGCACCATCACGTTGCCTAAGTTAGGGTCGAAAGTTGCATCGTTGTAGTCGAGGATGGTTGAATCATATACGTTCAGTTTGTATGCATCACCATTTGATTTTAGCAAATAGCGTCCAATCTTTGCCTTGTAGTTGTTCCATGCGGCTTCATTCCCCACAAGAGTGTAGTTAGTTGAGCCATCCACAGGGATAGTCAGTCCCCATGATTTTTCTGGTATGCAATAGGTTTTTCCAGTACCATCCACAAGGCTCATGTTAGGCAGTTGCAGACCTGCCTGTAAATCAGAGGCAAAAGCAGCCTCGTTGGAATAGAGTTTGATGTACTTACTCATAATCAGTGGTTGTTTTTAAGTTTTTCTATTATTTTTTTTATTGTTACTATCTCGTTTTCAAGTTCTTTTATTTTCAGGAACATCGCCCCCATCATCTTGCAAGTGGCAGATGTATAATCCACGGAATAGGTATCGTTTTCTACGTTGTGGTTCACCGCCTCTGGGATATAGTTGAGCAGTTCCTGTGCTATCATGCCGTTGGCATGTTTTCCCGATTTTATCCAGTCATATTCGTGGATAAGTCCATTTTCTGTTGCCCAATATTTCTCGGTAAATGATTTGTCCACATCGTGTATATTTTCTTTTAGGCGTTGGTCAGAGGTTTGTGATACGCCGCTGAAAGTTGCGTAACCTGTGTTTGCACCTATCGACCACGACTCTTCACCATTCTCATTTTTACCAAACATGTCATCAGTAATCCAGATATATCCGCTGTTGTCACCTGTTCCGAGCGTGAGGTTGGTGCTGTTTTCCGAGTAACCTTTTATTTGGTCGGTGTAGAGTGTTCCTGAAACGCCAAGATTTCCTGTTACCGTTCCTCCTGTAAGAGGGAGCATATCGTCAACACTATACCCTTTTTTTGATGGGATTACAAATCCTCCACTAATAGGTTGTTCTACACCATAGATGCTTTCGTCTGTAGGTTCTGATGAAAGAAGTTCATTTGATGGAACAAAAGAATCATATCTTCCAGCAGGATAGTAATAGCATCTTGAACACTCATGGCCAAAATACGCCCATACATCTACTTTTCCGATTTCCTTACATAATACTTTAAATTTCATATGGGCATAATAGTACCAAGTAGCATCGTCTTTTTTGCAAAATATTTCATAGGTTGCTGCGTATCTTTCTTTGGTAGATGCCGTTGCTTGATAACCTTGTTTGATAAAAAGATGCGCCCACATGTGTTGTGAAGGATTACCATTTTGTCCTGCTCCTCCGAATAGCCAGATTTCGCCTCCATCTCCTTGAATATTAGTGTTAAATGTGCCCAAGTGTACCCAATCTATTTTGCCGGTATTTTTATATAAATATCCTGCTTTTTGACTATACGTACTTCCATCTCCTTTAGTGATGATGAAAGGCAACCCTCTAACGTCTATATCTTTGATATAGGTTGTATTTATTTGTTGGCCTTGGCCATCTCCAAGAGCCTTGGATGCCGTTCCGTCCAGATTGCCAACGATGCTTTGTGCGTATAGAGTGCCCTCGTTGAAAGTTGCATCTCCGAGCACATTCAAATCACCCTGTACACCGAGGTTGCCTGTGATAGCGCCTCCGCTTGTTGATAAAAATGCAGATTTTATTTTATTCCAAACTTGTGCTAATCCTGTACTATCTAAATATTTTCTCATAATTTTGTATATTTTAATTACATATATTATCTATTTCTGTAGAAGTCATTGGGTTTCTAATAGGGGTACCTCCACTTCCTATTTGAATTTCTTCCCAATCACACCATTCACTGTATTGTATGCTATAATATCTTTTATAGGTTTTCATACTTGTACCATCTCCTCCTACAAAAGTATTTAAATTATCACCGCTTTGTACCATAGTAGTACACATTATTTGAGTGATTTTATCCGCATCTCCAGAAGTAACAGTATCAACATAGCCTACTACTTTTCCACCATTAGTTACAATACATTTTCCTTTAGGCGCAGTATGAAGTTCTGAAAATTCAAATTTCTTTAATAGAGCCTCATTTACAGAGGTACTTAATTTTGCTTCAGTGATACTTCCATCTGCTATTTCAGAAGAACCTGAACCTGTAAATTGTTCTTTCCAATTACTCCATTCCGATGTTCTTAAATCGTAATTTCTAAGATATACATGAAGCGTATTATTAGAACCGTTTACAAAAGTTCCATCGTTTAAAAGTAATGTAGTTGTAAATATTTGGGTAATGTTATAAGTAGTTTCTTTATCGACTATAACGTCAATATATCCTATAACAAAATTCTCGTCTATTACAATAAACCTATTTTTGCCAGAAGCAGTACCGTCAAAATGAGAAATATCACCTATTTCGTTTAATGGAATTTTGGTAAAAACATCATTTATAGCAGTTTTTATTTTAGCATCTATTGTTGCTAACAGACTTGTATTATTCTCTGCTAATTCTTCTTTACTGACATAACTGCTTAAATCTATGTTTGTTCCATCTATTGTTACATATCCAATTTTTTTCCAACCATCTAAAGATGTTATGTTTTCTTTATCAAGAAGAATATATATAGCAGCATCGTCAATAGAAACTACAGGCATTCCATTATAAGCATAAGATGCGCTTATAGTTAATAATTCTGTAGAATTTTGTACTACGCTTCTTTCATCTAAAGGTTTACCAGTAGCAACAGATAGATTACCTTTTAAGACAGCATCACCTTTATATAAATATCCCATAATTATTTACTAAGTTTAATTGTTATCTTATGTTTAACAGAAGAAGCATAACTATCAGGTTTTGTATATACCTTATATGGAACAGTCTCGTCAATAGCATTTCCTAAATTACTATTGTCAACAGATTCATTCCAAGAAACATCCATCCATCCAAATCCTAAGTCAGCTTGAATACTTACAATAGAATTTGTAAATGGAACTTTTATCGAAGGAGAACCAGTAAGTTCTATTTCTATAGTTTTACTACTTCCAATTGCAACAAGAGCTTGTTCTGTGTTATTTATAAACCACGGATAAGTAGCTGTTACATTTCTTGTAATAGTAGCATTTGATACAGCTGGAACCGTTACTGTTTTAGTATTTCCAAGATTGGAAGTTATATTATAATATCCGGCAGGATAAGAATAAGTAAGAGTAAACGTAGATGTTCCAGCGGTATTATATGCTGTTTCTGAACTTCCTAAAATATTTTTAGATAAAGAAGCTGTAATTACTTTTTCATTATCGCTTTGAATATTACTATTCCATGTTGCACTATATGTAGGTACTACAACAGAACTTCCAACTTTTACAAGAGAAGTAGGAGTTGACATGCTTATAGAATGAGAATAACCTGGATTACTCCAACTCTCATTAACAAGCATAGCATCTATTATTTCAGAAAAACTTTTTCCTGCTAAATTACCAAGAGTACTTCCAGCTTTTATACTACCTATTGAAGTAGTTATCTTTGTTGTGCTATTTAAAGTAGGAGTATAATTGCTTTCTACGGTGGTGCTTCCATCTCCGCCAGAATTTTCTATAGTTATATCTCCGTCACCTATTATACTTTGACCATTAATGGTTTTAAAGTTAGGTATAGTAGGAATATCAGATTTTTTAGCATAATCTCTCTCTAAATCTACTTTTTTGACATATTCTGATAGGTCTATATCCGAATTTATATTATCTACTTCTTCCCAATCATCCCATTCACTGTATTGTATGCTATATCTGCGTAGGTAGGTGTTTATCTTATTATAAGAAGTTCCTGGGACAAATGTTACATTTTCTCCATCATAAACCATGGTAGTTGTAAAAATCTGCACTCGGTATGATTCATTTACTGACAGTGTATTTACATAACCTACTGGCGTGCCATTATTTATTACAACATATTTGCCAAGTTTAGCAGTATGAAGATTACTCCAATCTATTCTATGTAGTAAGAGATTTTTAACAGTATCACTTAACTTCACTTCAGTGATACTTCCATCTCCAATACCACCAACTTCCTTCCAAGCAGTAAAAGTAGATCCATCGTAATACCTACTGTATTTTTTCAGTTCTGTATGACTGTGAGAGCCTTCAAACTTTCCTTCACTGTTCAAAAACTCAATACTTTCGTAAACTTGAACAACTCCGTGTAGAAGTGAGTCGCCATAACATTGGAGCACTCCGACAACTGGATTTTCTCCCCCGAAAAATCTGGTCATATAATAAGTTAATGGTTGCTCGTTCTTAAGTATAGCAGTAAAATCTAAATTATCTGGGCCATCATTTTCACTCCCCCAAGGCAAAAATCCAAATAATGCTGGAGAATTTTCCTCAATACTTGTTTTACGCCATTTATTTATCCAAGTATCATCTGATACACCACCACTTCTTGTATAAGTATGTACGATATTGTTATCATAACTTATTATATTTCCATCAGCATCAATATTAGCCCTAGTGTGGAATGTTTGTAAAACTATAAATCCAAATCCATCGCTATAGGTATTTACGTATCCAATAACAATATCATCATTGAATACAATGCTTCTTAAAGGCTGTGTAGGATTATTAGCAAGACAACTTGGAGCTAAACCAACAGGGGTCATAGCATTTAGGGTGGAGATAGAAATATAGTTTAAGCCCATATTTTTAACAGAATCCCTTAACTTCTGAATAGCTAATGTATTCTCTGCTATTTGGGCTTTATTACCTGATATATCCTTTATTTGGGCTAGTTCTATCTTAAACTGTTCAAAAGTATCACTATAGCCATTACTAACTGCATCGTCGTAATAACCCTTAATAAGTCTTTCATCTATCTCCTCACAGGTGTAGTATTTACTTTTATACATATCTATTTAATTTTATTGTTATCCAATTCTTTATTTAAGCCATCTTCTAGAACATTTCCAATATCATTGTTCTTAGTCTTTACAAAACCAACAAACAAATTTACTAGAAACCTACCTGGCTTTATTTTAATACCCCTGAGTATAAGTATATGCCCAATGATACTACACAGGTCAAAGAATGATGGTATTAGTACAGAATAGAAGCAAGCCTCAAAAACTGTTATACCTACATATTCAGGAAATATGTGACCTACTACAAAGCCGAGAGTTAAAAGAGTATAATAGTCAAGTAGCTTACGCAAAGTTTTCCAACCAGCTCCACTAAATCGTATTACCTCTTTACGTTTTCTACTTTCACTTATACCAAACCAGCAGTCTACTGATACCATTATTAATGGCAACACAAGAAGCCAGCCAGCCTCAAAAAGAAATGGGATCACTTGTTCACTATAGACAGTAACAAAAGTTGCATTACTGGCAGAGTGAACCATGTCTCTTGCGTTTGTCATAATACTTATTTGTTTTATAGTAAAAATATAGAGTTATTTAATACATACCAAATATCACTTACCAATACATACCAGCTAACTATTCTTGTGGAATATCACCAGTTTGAGAAAAACTTTCTGGGCCTAGAACTGAATCCCTATCCCTTTTTAATATGATAAGGAATACTATAGCTTCATCTTTTGCCTGAGAAACATTGGTATCACCGGTTGGTCTGTAAGGAATACCGTTAATGATAAACCTATCTTCAGCCCAATTGAAATCAAAGTAGCCATTGGAATCAAGATAACCTTTTTCAGCTAGGTATTGTCTGGATATCATAATAGAAAGGTTCTCCTCATCTTGTTCACCACTTACTGAGCTTTTATTAATTGGCCAGTTTCTAAACGCATTGTAGTAACATAGAGCTTCTATTGTAATATATGAATACTGTGGTATACTATCTTCACCGTAGCTTAGGATCTGGTTTATATGTTTTGCCCATACTATTTTTTGCCGGCCCGAATCTTGGTCAAGGAAGTTTTGAACTATTTTCTTGTATTTTGACCAAGCTTTATTACTTATTTTAGTCATTATAATATACTATCATTAGGAATATGTACCAAAGATCCCGGGTTTGGACCACCTATTGGACCGGAATTACGGTGGTTTACTACCTTAGGTACTTTGATAGTACGTGGCTGAGTGCAGAATGGTAGGAATATTTCCATTCTCTGTGCCAACATACACAAGTTTTTACGTAAGTCATCCAGTATACCACCAGGTTTTGTAGCATCAGCATAAGCCTTGAATAGTGTAGATATTGCTTCTGTTACTGTATCAAAATATTGTACTTCTGTAGGACCTGTAGTAATCTGTTTGATTCTATCTCTTGCTTCTGTTTCACCTCCATCATCAGAAGAATTAATCTGATCCTCTAATTGGCTAGCAGTTTGTATTATCATATTTTCAATCTTAATATATAAGAAATCATAGGCAGCCAATTCCATTACCAGCTGGTTTTCTAGTCCTTCATAATATAATTCATTAGAATATTCTTCTATTGGAATACAATGATTCACTAGAGGCTGAATATAAAGCTGCCATTTTGTGATGTAAGCTGCTTTATCCTCAGTACTCATAGAAAGATTTAGATTCTCTGGTATGTACTTGTTTATCAGATTATAAATACTATCTGTAAGTTGAGTCTTGGTATATTCAGATACCATTACTACCTTCTTACCAACGGTCTCTTTCTCTCCATCTGCATCCTGCAAATAAAGAGTAATGGTATATCTTCCAGAAGTTTCGTATGTATAATTTGTTTCTTCTGTAGTGGACCCGCCAACAACACCGAAGTCCCAGACAGGTGTTAAATCTGCTGGGACTTCGGACAATATAGATACGGAAACCTCTAGACCTTTTACCTTTGTAATAAAATCTAGGGTCATGTCAAAAATGGTTTAATCCTCGAGGATAGCACCAAGGATGTCTACTACTGTGTCATCGTCCTCAACAGTTACTTCATTAAGAACTGCAAGCTGCTTTGCCTGCTCAAGGGTTACCCCAGTAGAGATCTTCTCGATAGCCATACCCTTTCCGAACTGGGAGGATATCTTCTTATATAGCTTGTTGATATCCTCTTTGTTAGTTACCTGTACAGGTGAATCATCCTGACATAGGATCAGGTGGCCTGTTGCAAGTGCCTGACGGATACGAGGTGATGAATATTGATTACTACGTAATGTTACTTTCTCTCCTTTGCATACAGTGATACCAGTACTTGCATCATGGAAAGATTGAGCGTTATGCCCAACTGTTACTATGTATGTCATTTTAATGTAATTTATGAAGGTTGTAATAAATGTGGCTCCCGAACCCAGCCGCGATATCTAGGAACGGGAGCCTGAACTAGGTAGGACTATTCTATTACTCTAGGTTTACCAAGAGGAAAGGATCTACGTTCATTGACTGAGGGAATCCGTAAGTAGAGAATTCCTTAGTTGCGTCCATGAGGATAGCAGCATCGTTGTACATCTTACTGAAACCGGTTGTCAGTGAAGCATAAACCGCCTCTGTCTGGTTAGAAACGATTCTCTCTGACTCAAGCATAAGTTGACGAGCTGTAAGCTTGATAAGGGCTGCAGATGGGTCAACTAAGAGGATATCGTTGGTAGGAGTACTGGGATGGATGTACATATCTGCCTTGTTAGGAACAGGAGACTTAACATTGAGAGTTGCTTGAGTTGTACCAGACTCACGTTTCTTGAACTCTGGCAGGTCTAGGAGTTCAACAGCCTGATCCTCAGAACCAATCATGGTCTGGAAGTTACGGCCCATACGAGCAGCACGTACCCAAAGCTTGAGGAGATCCTTATACTGAATACCACTTGCTGTATTACCTACACCGATTACAGGAGCAGACTCAGAACCGTCGGTCATGTTACCGTTGATAAGAGTATCCATAGCTAGAGTATCCATAGCATAGCCGAGCTGGACACCGAAGTCACGAAGGTAGATGCCGAGAACATCGAGAGATACATAGTTCTTAACCTCATCAGTAATCTTGAATCCCTTACCTACTTTAAAGAGACGTACAGACTTCTGACCGAAGCTTATATCTCCGAGAGGGATAGTCTCAGCTTCGTTTACCTTAGCAGGAGCAGCATCTGACATGTTGATGCTAGGCATGATTGCTGAGAGACCAGAGATTGGTTGATCTGAAGCTATGATGGTAGGATAGAAAGGAGCCTGGCGCATTCCGAGAGTTACAGCTTCACGGATGATCTCAGGGACAATCCAACGAATTGACTGATCTGGCATAGAGTAGATGTTCTGCATAGTATCAACCTTAGTGTTAATACCCATCTTATCCATGAAAGCATCCTTAGAGAGGCCAAACATACCCTGAGTAATGTCTTCGAGAGACATATCTACAGGCTTTACCTTGTCATTACCGGCACGGTACATGTCCAACTGTCGTACCATTTCAGGAAGCTTCTTTGAGAAATCCTGTGCCTTGAAATTTGTAATATCAATTTTTGCCATTGTCTTATTTTAATTTTATATAGTTATTACTTTACGAGAACCTGGATAACCTCGTTAGTATCTCCAGCATTAAGAGCAATGAACTTGGTCTCTGATGGTGATGTAGTGCCCTTTACATAACGACCATTAAGGAGATCAGAACCAGGAGTTACATACCCAGCAGGAGTGGAATCACCAGCAGCTACCCAGTTAACGATAGCAAAGCCATCTACCATAACAGTAACCTCTACAGGGAAGTTACGCTGTCCCTGATAGGCAGGGTTGATGTTATCAGTAACTGCGATACCTAAGTAGGTACCGGTACCAGTGTAAGGAGAGATAGTACCATCAGCCTCAAGCTTTACAGGCTGACCTTTTACTATCTTGGTTTCAGCTTTAACGCAAAAAGCCTGATGGAGCTTGTGTGATTCACTTTTGTAAATCACCGCTCTTGGGGTCTTTTGACCAAAACTGGTCATGGGAGTTTCTGTCATAATGTTTAAAATTTAATGATTTTACTTGTTTGGATTGAGTTTCTGACGGTAGATGTCTCCAAATACATCAGAATCATTTTCCTGATTCTTAGTTGTATCTTCTTGAACGGGAGCAGAAGAAGCCCGGGAAACTTCGTGACTACCGCACTTAGCACAAGTGAGTGGGAACTTCTCATTAAGCTGAGCCTCATATTCTTTGTTAAGAGAAATGATGGTTGCCATACCGGTAGTCTCGGAGTTGAGCATAGTGATAATGGTTTCATCAACTGCATCTCCTTTGAGCTTCTTGTAGTTAGCAACAGCAGTCTCACGGAGAGAAGCAATGTGATTCTTACCTACTGTAGCCATCTCCTTGAGGTTAGCTACTTCTGAATTTAGTCTAGTAATCTGTTCGTTCAGTGAAGTCTTCTCAGACTCAAGATTCTCTTTCTGAGTCTTCAACTGGTCACGATCTGCAATTACTGATTTAAGGGCAGAAGTCACATTCTCTGGAGTCTTCTCTGTGCCCTCGGCCAACTTAAGCATACCGCTAGCAGTGATGGCCTCAATAAATAGTTCTAGTTCGTTCATGTTGTTATTATTATTGATATTAGAGTTTGAATCCTCTTGGTTGTTAATTATAGCAGCCTGAGTCTCGTTAATTTCTTGAAATGATTGAGAATCAGATTTGTAGTCATTGAAGAAGTACATCTTAGACTTATCATCTCTGTATTCCTCGTAGGAAGACCAGGTTCGTTTAGCAAAGTCTGGGTTAATGATTTTACCATCATCACCAATCTTCTGAGCAAAAGAATCAGCACCATGTGAAACAAGGGATGTCTCAAGGTATCTTACTACCTCTGTGACCACTCTACGAACCATTATTCCCTTAGAGTCATAAGTACCAAGCTTCTGGTAGAATTCGTTATCTTCCAATTCTGGGTGAGATTTAGCCCACTTAAACTGAACAGTTACCGAGTTAGAATGGATTGAAGGTGGCTCCATTAAAATCCCCCTAGCAATTCTAGGGTTAGCTTTACCATCAATTTTAAGGATTCCATTAATACCAGCTGGTATCGTAAATTTACCATCTTTGTAAGCTTCCTGCCAAACTACCTTACTAACAGCACCGATTGCATTACCAATGTTTGTTTCATGGTCGCAATTTACTGTTTGTCCAAGAAGCATATTCATGGAAGCCTTAAGTACTCCATTTTGACCGAAGTCTGTTGGGTTCCAGTTCTTAGACACGATAGTAGCAGAGAGAAGTCTGAACATAGGTTCTATAAACTCCTCATCCTTTGGAGTTAACTCTGATTTGTCTAGGTTAGGATAATAGGTATTATAATCTATATCTCCACCCCAGAAACCAAATTGAGCTATACTTTCTGGATTCTTCTTAGCCCATTGATAAAACTTTTCAGAGAACTCGGTGACAGGTACAGAAGGTGGAATGTAACCTGCCATAATAGAGTGACCTGAACCAATTACCAATGAGTCCAAGTGTTCTTGATTTTTGTGAATAATGTTAATAACCATATTTATACTGATTTTGAATTTTGATCACCTCTTGAAGGATTTGGATTAGTCTTAGCTCTTGAACGTCTTGCAGACTGGTTCTTATCATCCTGGCGTTGCTTCTTCTTAGTTACTTCCTGTGGATCACCAACACCGTTCTGATCTTCCAGAGAAAGCCTTGGCTCATCTTGGTCGGGAGAGTCATAACCCATCTCCCAAGCATATTGATACTGAGAAATGATACCAGCTTTATATAATAGGTCAAGATTCTGGATCTTATACTGACGAGCTTGTTGAATCTTTACATCATCAGTTACTGTAGTAGTTCCCCAAGTAATTGTTATACCCTTATTATTATAGCCAGCTAGGCGTAATTCTAAGGAATACAAGAACTCAAGTACGTAACCTACAATAGATTGTAGGTTCTTCAACTGGGAGATCATCTTTGAAAGGTTTACACCAGTTGAAGCCTCGGTTGAGTTACCGGTTCCAATGATAGCACCATTTATGCCAAGTCCGTTAGCTACGGACTGCTGATTCATCTGCCAGGGTATATTAAGGTTTCCTAGTTCCTTAGTAGTTGAGTTCATCTTAAACTCATGGTCATCAATGTAACCAGTTACTACTCCCTCCTTCATACCTTCACGAAGGTTAGTCTTCAGTTCTCTTAATGTACGGTTTAGTCTTGCCCTATAAGCTGTATCTGACTCACTAGCTCTCTGATCAGGTTTTTGCATCTTAGCTTCAAGAAAACCAACCATTCCAACCATTTCCATGATCTGTTTGAAATTGATTTTCATATCTTGCTGAGACTTTAATGAATCTAGTGAAGCCATGAAAGGAGGTATTCCGTATGGTTCATCAGTGTCATTATACATACCTGCATAGACATAAGTATTGGTATTAAGCTTTATATATTGCTCATGAACTGCCGCCCAATTCTTATTAAGTTGATGTGGATGGTATACACCCTCTTTATCTCTCTTAAAGATAATATCATCTGGCTTAATAAATATAATGGTGCTAAGTCCACTTAGATCATTATTAGGAACTCCCTCTACAGATATAGCACCTCCTACCATAAGCTGTACAATCATCTTATTTACTAGTCCATCTATACCAGCAGTATACATAGACCAACGTTTAGTAGCAATACGTAGGTGATCCCTCATAGCATCAGCCTCTTTGTCAGAGTTATTAGGGAAGTTTACATCATGACCGGTATTAGCCAACTTGAACATATCCTGTAGAGCTATACTCATATCAGGATTAATCTTGTACAGGTTTCTAATCAGCTGTATTACATCTGTTCTAAATGAAGGTGTAACTACTGCTGTTTGACCCTGTAACAACTGAATGAAAGTGGAGTCATCAGGGACAGATACTCTACCAGGAGAGATAGCTGATACATCCCTGTTAAACTCCTCTTTCTTTTTTGGGGGATCCTTCCGTTTGAAGAAATCCCAGTTCTTAAAAGATAGTGGATTCATTGTTACTTTGGTGTTACGATTATATTTGTTTTACCTTTTCGTATGTGATTACAGATTGCTTTACCCATAATATCATCATCTGCATAGACTTCAGTTTCTAGGTCTTCTACTCCTGCTGAGTTAGTTTTATGCTTACCCATAGCCACAGGTCTACCAAGTGAATCATATATGAAGGTATATGCTTCATGTACAAAGAATGGATCTTTGATAGTTACTACTTCATTTCTAACATCGTTTTCTAGACCGTCAATTATTACAGATCTATTCTTATTAGTTGTAAGCCAACCAGGACTCTTATCAACCTCTGGACGGCTCTTTCCTTTCTTCCTTACCATCTTCTGATAGTAATAGAGTTTAGGATAACCCTCTGTCTGTAAAAACGAAGTAACGGCCAATCCCACATCGTTAGATTCTGGAGCAATTACTGCGTTATTATATAATGTACCGGTATCGCCAAGTAACCTTGCATATTTGTCTACTGGCATTCGCCCCTTATACACTACTTGTTCCTCACCACCTTTATCCATACAGGTAAATGAAGAATAGTCTGAAGCTCTACCAGTTGCAACGTCTGCACCAATGAAGTATTCTGTATTAAGGTCTGGCTCAGTAAATTGTAAGTACTGTCCATTAAATCTCTTCTTTAGAGGTGGATAATCTGGTAAACAATCTTCTATAGCCTTGATATCTACCAAGTCAAATACTGAATTACCAGATCCCAAGAAGTCTCCGTCTATCTCCTGGGCTGTTCTTTTAGGACCGAGAGCAGTAGACATTGACCTATACCATTCATCATCTCTTTCTGGGTGCATTCTCCAGTACAAACGAATAGCATTAAAATCATTTCCACCTGCAATAGCATCTACCCAAGTAGAGTGATACCAATTTGCGAGGCCGTAAGGAGTACTGTTAATAATAGCTGATCCACCAGTTGAAAGAGTTGGGAAAGCAGCAGCCCAAATTTGGGAAGCCCATCTTACGATAGCAGCCTCATCTATAACCAGGAGAGATAGAGATTCTGAACGACCAGCTTCTGAAGAAGTAGGGATAGACTCTATAAAAGAACCATTTGAGAACTCTATCATTGAAGCAGAGCCATATTCTCCAGCTCTACCGTTGATGATGGGAGTTTGTAGATACCAAGGTAAGTTCTTATACATGAACTTGATTTTCTTAAGAACCTTCTTAGCTGTGGTATCTTTAATAGATATGATATTGACCTTCTTATTAGGATGGTACATCGTCAGCCATAAACAATAAAGCGATATCAACTCTGTGATACCGGCCTGTCTGAATTTAAGGATTATGTTGAACCTCTCCTTAATGAAGTTGTATAAAACTGATTTCTGATAAGGGTATAGATTGAAATGTACCTTACCCCTGATTGGATGTATGACAAATACGAATGAACTAAAAAAGTATACATCCTTAGTTACTTTAGCTAAAGTCTCTAATTGCTCCCTTGTTAAAGAAGTTTGAGTATCTATTCTGGCCATATACTAAAAGTTATAAGTTACTGATACTTCTAAATCTTTCTGTAGTTTATCAGAAATAGTTCGGTAATAGCCTAAATCAAATCCTACGCTGCAAGAGAAATTGCCGTATACGATTGATAGGCCTCCGCTTAAGTCGTAGAATTGATTTAGGGGTCTTACCTTGGTTAAGATATAGGGAGATAGCTTAATTCCAAGTTTCTTTTTCTTAGTTAAGTATCCGTTGTTATATATGTACTTATACTTATCTAGATCTAGTGTATACATATCTGTATGTACCGTAGAATCTGATTTACTGTATAAGGTCAAATCTAACTGATTCTTATCTAGCTTGAACTGGATTAAAGAGTCTTTAGCTTGAGAAGAAGTATCTTTCTCTAAACCTTTCTTGTATACAGATACCTTAGTTGGAGAAGATACTTCTTTATATGGAGCTTCTACCTTAAATGGTTTATCTAAGTAAACTGTATCTATCTTGGATACCACTTGAGGAGTATAGCTTTCCAATTGTTTTTTCAATTGTATGTTCCTGAAACATAGGTATATAGTTCCTAAGGCTAATATCATAGAAATAACTAGCAAAATTTTCGATCTCATAAAAAATCCTCGTTTCTTTACGCGCCCGCTAATAATACTTCTCTCTATTCTTTCTGAGCTTGCGAAGAAAGAATATTTCCTTGGAAATACTAATAGCTATAGCTTTAAGTTACTAAAAGAAAAAGAAATATATAAAGAAAAAGAAATAACTTAGCTCTCTTTCATGCACTTCTTCAAGTTTTGATAAAACCATAGCCCTACTTCATACACCGAACCTTTTGCCAGGGTATATCTAGACTTATTAAGCCAGTATAAATAGGACTTTTCTGAACTATTATCCATAAACAGACGGTAATTCTCTGGGAATCCCATTATGTTCCTGAAATCAAGTATCCCAAGAGGCCATCCATCTGGTCTAAATTGCCTATCAGCAGGTCTTACAGTAAGAGGAGCTTTATCAGCTTCTAATCTGTATACTCCCGGGAGGGTAGCCATTTTAGCTGTTTTGATAGGCCACTTCTTCTCATTTTTGAAGTCTTTTACCCATAGCTTATGAATAGCCTTAACAGTTAAGCAGGTTTTATCTGGGAGATTACGATAATCATACATCGCCAACTTTTTATGTTTTGGTGGCATATAATTCTCGTTATTTCCTTCAAAATAGGCAGGATTTAGGCAATCTCTAGTGCATTTTAGAGTATTTACTTTGAAAACTTTTTGCATTAGTTCCAAATAGCAACTAGATTTAACCCCTATAATTACCAGTCTTTTACGTGAAACCTGGGAATTACCGAACTCTGATACACTCATTTCATGAAATACCAGGTGGTAATCATTAAAAGTTTCCTCAAAATAGGACTTAGGGATCAATGATATCAGTCTTGGGAGGTTCTCTATGAGGAAAAATTTAGGTTTATAGTAAAGAATACCATCAATAACAAGGTTCAAACTCTTGTTTTCTTCTGGATTCCCTAATTGTTTCACCTTAGAAAGCCTCATTATAGAACTTGCACCACAATCTGGAGAGCTAACTATAACATTTGGTTTCCAATTTTGATCAAAACCATGTCTTAAAAACGGAATCTCTCCAAAGTTTAGCTTCCACTGCTCCTCTTTAGGAGTATGGAAGACTCCACGAGACTCCACATTAGCAATAATTTTGCAGTTTTTCTTCCCAAAGAATGGATGTAGAAGAGCTCCCTGTCCAGCTGATATTCCAAGGACTCTGAGCTTTTTAATTTGTTTTATCATAAACTGTTTATATACTGTTTAATACCTTCAACATGAAGGTTAATTATAGTCTTTTTACCTTCTTCTGAGAGTAGATATTCTACTTCTTCCTTGTTATCCATAAACAGATTCTCTGTTAATACGGCAGGCATGTTAGTTTTACGTACTACCCAGAAGTCATTTCTCCAAGCATGTTCTTTTGGAACACTCCTATTACCTTTAAGACCAAGTTTTTCAGCCTCTGCATATAGGAGTTGAGCTAATTTTAAGCTCTTATCAGAACACTGATTAGCAATATGCACTGTCCATCCAGAAGCTTTGTTCCAACCATTTGATATACCAGAAGCGTTTACATGAACGCTTATGAATACAGTTGTTTTACCTTCTTTCTTAGCTTTACTATGGTAAGCATTAGCCCTAGTAGTACGTATGATTAGATCATTACTTTGACTACCAATCTCGTCGTATTCAGGATGAACAAGGTAATAATTTATACCTTCTTCTTGTAGCTTTTTTGCTATACCATCTACTATTTCTCTAACATAAGACCATTCAAATAATTGTTTTCCATTCTCAAGTTTTGGGCTTCTTTTTCCCGGAGTGTTCTTACCATGACCATTGTCAAGTAGAACAACGATTTTTGATTTATCCATATTATATAAGTATATAAGTATATAAGTAACATTATACTACGTTAAAGTATTGCAGCTTTCCAACCTAGTTCTAGTAGTGAACTATTTAAAATTGAAACTATTAATTTTATTGTAATATGCAAATAATCTGTCCAATCTGTGGTAGAATTGATGATACTGAAGAGTATATAGATTCACCTATTAAGAAAATAATGGAAGAGAAAAAATGTTGCTTCCATTGCGCATTTTGGTACAACATCAGTGAATGTGATAAAGATATAGAGAATCCTTCTATATCGGTAGTTGTAAACCATTCACACTGGTCATATCCTGCATTAGAACCAGTACATATATCTAAATCTGGTTGTGGTAATTGGAGACCTGTTCCAACTATGCACTACATTCTTTTCGAAGATGGTATGGTAGCTAAAACTAATCAACTATGGCACCAAGGAACAGTACCAGAGTACTTCTACAACATTATACCAAATAATGCTATCTTTATAGACCAAGCTGAATTTGACCAGATACTGGAACATATTTCTAATAATGGCGCAGCAACTATCCAAGCTACTTGTCCTCAGCCACTTTTGAACTTTTTATTAAAAAAGTACGAATTTATAAAATAAATTAGTAACTTTGCAAAAAGATTTAATAATACATTATTTTATTTATATAATATATGGAAGAACCTACATTAAAGAACCGATTAGAGGTTGGAGAAAAAATCTTCTACTTCGATGGACAAACTCAATGGGATATAGAAACTGTTGAATCTGTCAACAAAGCAGAGAAATCTGCAGTACTATCCAATAATGCTCATATCAGTCGTTACCCAAGACCAGATGGGACATTCGAAAAGCTTAATCCAAATAGGAGCTACTCTCATAATAGTCCAGGACTCATAATCAGAAGAGCTACAGATGATATTATTAAGCTTAGGACTGCTATCATGGCTTATAAAAAAATAAAATGCTTTATGTTTAATATTGAGCAAAGCTTAATGAAGACAACCAATATTAATGAATGGCAGAGGTGGTCAGAACATAAGCAGGATCAACTTATATCTCTGGCTGGACACTTAGCTAAAGGTATGGAAGAAGCTGAGCTAACCGAAGAAGATTGTTATGCTTTAGCTAAGTCCATGGGAGAGCCAATAGAGAATATCAATCAAGTAGTAGAAAAGAAACGTAAAAAGAAGAACAAGAAATGATTACATGGTATATTTTCGGTATAGCTTACTTGATAGCTTTGCCATTTGTATTTATAGTTATCCCAGTAGTCAAGCAGGATATGGGATGGGAAAAGGTAAACATAATGAGATTCATAAGTATCTGGCTTATTATGCCAGCATTTCTAATCATAAAAATCATTAACAGATGAACAGAGTAATTATCTCTAAAAGAGTAAAGGGCAAAGGGTTAGTTTATTCTAATCCTTGTCCACTCTCAACCAATGAGACATCATTGTTCATTGGTAATCCTAAGACATGTGCTGAAGGCAAGTGCAAGTACTTCAGAAAGTTATTAACCAATAAGGAAGGCAAACCATGTGTTCACTGCACATTTGCACCTTACAACAAGTTCAACCAATGATATTCTATCTCGTTGGGGTAGTACTTATAGCGATAGCTATAGTCTACTTTAATTATCTAATGTTGCCTAAACTAGCAAAGACTTGGCAGTTCTGGTTTGCATCAACTCTCCTTTGCCTCATGTCTTGGCTGGTGGTACTGTTGGTAATAGTATTAACTATCAAACATGCTATAATCAATGGGAAAGAAAAAACTGAAAAAGAAGGTGACCAATGAAGAAAGGATTAGAAGAGCTATTCAATCTCAAAGGGCTGTTCAAGGTTATGTGGCTATAGGCAACATATATAGAAATTTCAGAATTGGATAAAGTAATTATGACAGTATAAGATATTGTGAGGATTGAACTATAAATAAATGATAAAATATGACACCAAGCACCTTGTGGGTAAGGCAGATAATGCACTAGAGTTTTATCGTTATTGGGAGGACTAGAATATGGGTATAATTAGTTTTATTGCTACATTCTTATGTGGTGTTACCTTTATGCTTTTAATACTTTGTATTATAGCAATGGCAAAGGATAAAGAGCCAAAGAATAATGTACATTTTTACATAGCAAGAGATCAGGATGGACGACTCTATCTATACAAAGGTAAGCCTTACAAAGAAAGTCAATGGCAATGGTGTGCTAACGATTTGTCAAGTACAAGTTATATACATTTAGAAGACGAATTGTTCCAAGAAGTAAAATTGGAGGACGAAGAGCCTACTAAGGTTAAACTCGTAATTGATAAATAGCTGGGATCCCCTTAACGTATAGGCCAAAATCCTGGGGTGCTAAAAGGGGGGTACGGTATAAAATAAATTTGTACACATACAAAAAAAATAAGGGACAAAGTTTTTTGTTTTATCCCTTATTTTTTTTTAAATTTATTAAAAATACTTTGGATTTTATTTTGTAATATTATCTAAACTTTTTCATTTTATTTTTTTAGTTATTTTATTTTCAATTCTCTTTTTATTATTGTTAGTGCATTGATAATTGTTTCTTTATTTTTCGTATTCGTATTTTCACTTGCAATACTTGAAAAAGAAAAATCATTTACTTTGTAAGTTTCTTTGTAAAAATCTGAAAAAGAATTTGCAAGTTTTGAAACGCTTTCTTTGTTTTTTTCTTTATCTGCAAAAATAATGCTTTCAAAAATTGAGATTACAAAGTTACGAATTTTTTTTCTTGCACTTTTTTTTTCTTTATCATTCAATGACATAAAAATAATTTCGTTGTAGATACTTTCTTTTTTTGTACCTTTGTTGGTTTTCAATTCACTTTCAACACTTTTTTTAGCAGTTGAAATTACTTCTTCAAATTTTTTCATATTATTTTTTTTTTAATTAGGTAGACTTAATTTTTACTATTACTTTTTACTACCTTTAAAAAGTAATAGATGAAAGTATTGAACTTTCAAGTGCAAAGTTACAAAGAAAATTTTAAAATAAAAACAAAAACTAAAATTTTTTTATGTTAAAAAAATTTAAATATAAATTTTACAATTAAAGTTCAATATCCAAAATACCGCCATGCTGTTCCGCTTATTACTCTATTGGTATGAGGCCATAGATGGATCCATGAGGATAAAGGATTGGGCCATAATTTGGTCCGTTAATGGATCCCAACTAAAATTGGGCCATCAGTGGTTGCGGCCATTAATAGTCCAAATCGTACGCTATAGGATATATTGGTAGGTTAGTAGCTAAGTAAGCGATTTTCGAATGCAACAATGTTAGCGAAGTTAGGATTAGGGTAAGCCTAATTAGGTTAGGACTATGGTAAGGCTAAAAGGAAGGCCTATATCCTAATCTGGGTATAGGCCTTTGTTAGGATTTAAGCATTGCCATAGAGGATAGCTCCTAGCCAGAGTAGGCAATATACTAGAGCAAATAATGAGATAATGAGTAAAGTACTTAAGATAGCGTCTTTGGTATCTTCTTTGAACCAAGTGATGAGTTCTTTAAGTTCTTTCATGTTACTTGTTGTTTTTATAGTTAGCGATTTCGAGATTCTTATCTGTGAGATTGTCCCGGGATTCTTCATAGGAATAATGAGTATCTGTTTCCATTAGGACATCCAGGAAGTAGTCCTCATTTTGTGAATATACTGAGTCCAGGAGGATTTCAGTTCTGATAGTAGTTGTGGTAAGCCTCTACCTGATTTTGATAGTAGATTGTTTCCATTTTTTTGAATGTTTAAAAAATTAATAATATGAGTTATTTAAAACTTTTACAAAGATAACAATTATATTTAAAATATGCAACTTTTTATGCTTAAAATTAAACCACAAGCAATACTTTCTAGAGCCCTGATAGGATATAAGGTGTGGCCCCTATTATATCCTTTGGGGCCATAGATGGAGAAGGCCTTAATCCCATAAATTGCCTCACTAATACCTTATAAGGCCATTGATGGTAGGATTTAGGGGATATAATATAAGGCCCATGTGCTACTCAGCTATGGTAGCTATTGGTATGTTATGAAGGCCATGTCAGTATATGGCCTTAAATCCTTAAATCCTATTGCCCCTAAATCCCCAAAGCCCCAAGACTAAATATTATATAAGGCGTTCAAACTGGGCTCACGTGAAAATCCTCTATATCTTCTACGGGCCATCCATAGACCTTTTCAAGTTGGGGATCATGGTTAGCGATTTGGGGATTTATCTGGGATTTAGTGTGCCTAGAGGGCCCTAATTCCTTGCCTCACAGGTAGCCCTAAAACTGTGTGGCTAATAGTTGTTGATAGGTGGAGCCTATTCAGTCTAACGACTATTCCGGCAACCCCCGGCGATCCCCAAAGTAGGTATATGTTAGCGTTATTTATATTAGCCTTATGTATTATATTAGGATTTAGGTTAGTGATTAATGTGATTTATCTTAGTGATTATTGTGTATGTAATATATTATTGGTATATTTTTGTGTGGGAGGCGGGGAGCGGGTGTATGTACACATTGATAGGATCCCTTTGGTGTTGGGAGTTGGGATCCTATCTTAGGTTAGAATATATCGTTGTCGTAGACCTGGGCTATACGTTGGGATTCATCTTGTGTCCTTTGTTGTATGCCTTGAGTAGCTCTTGTCTGAGGATTCTGGGTTCACCCCAGTTGGGGTTGTCGTAGGTGAGGAGGGGTTGAGCTTTGGGTATGCCTGAGATAACCCTATCTGCCTGAGCCCATGAATCGTTTTCTATTTTCATTGCCTGTCTTGTTTTATGGTGGAAATAATGTTCATAGTTCTGGATTATTAGTGATTATTTCTTTTGATATCCTGTGAGCCCATTCATTGCGACCATCGTATCCATATTCATCTGAGGCAGCATTTTTGATTATGGCTCTGGCTAGCTTTACCAGTTCGTTTTGTAGGTATCTGTGCCAGTTATTTGATTTCTTTATGAACTCTAGATGATTGAATCCGCAATTATTGATAGCATTCTCCAGTGAGTTAATGGCGATTTGATTTAAATCTTCGGTAGTAGTGGGGTGTGAGTTGAGATATTCATTGAATTTCTTTACCTGATCCTCTGTGAGGATACCCATAAGGTAATCTTTTTGATTGTCTGTCATAATGTATGGTGTTTTTTCTTATAGTTTTTGATATTAGTGTATTTACTTTGGGTTATGCCCAAGAGTTTTATCTGATAGATCATTATATTGTAAATGATCCCAGTTCTTTTCTCTGTTATAAGTACTCTCTTGTTCATGAGAAGTTTGTGATTAAATAGTTAGTAAAATCTTCTGGTGTTGCTAGTGGGTTCTGATCTAAGTAATTAATTGCAAGTGTAAGCAATGTTTCCCAGTCCTCATGGAATCCGGACCAAAATCCGGATTCTTGGACTAGATATTCAGGAGTGCAAGCTGTCATGAGATAGTAAATGTTATACCGATTAATGAATTAGTTATATCTGATATGGTAATATTTTGAGGAGTTTCATTTATAATATAGTAGGCGAATTCGTATAGTCTAGATACCCTGTTATCTTGACGGCTCCTGAATTGCATTGCTTCTTCTGTTATCATTTTGTATACGGGCATTTCCAGAGTAGCAATATCTGAAGTGTCCTTAAATATGAAAGAGTATACGTATTTATCTCCATCCCAGAAAGAGGTACCGCCCTTGAGTAATAAGTGGTGAAGGTTATTAAGTTTATTAACCGAATCAAGGATAAGCTTTGCTAATTCCTGATCCTTTACCATGTTATTGATTATCTGTTCCATATTATTTGAAGTAGTTAATTGTTAGATAGTAGCAAAAGCAGGGGACTTGATTAGCTTTATCCAGTTCATTATAAATTTCCTTATTTATGATTGCAGCTTGCCAGTTAGTTCCCTTAGATAAGATCTGTACTTCTGGGTGGTTTGTAAGTATCTCTGAGGTTTTAGGTGATACTGCAAGGATATTTACTATTGGTTCCCCTTCTTGAAGTAAAATAACTTCATCCTCTGTGAGGTTGTCTAAGACCTTGTCTAATTCCTCAGTTTCAAGATCCAGTTTGTTGATTGCCTGTTGGATAAGATTTTGTTTTTGTTCCATGTTGTGAACTATTTTATGGAAGTAGAGGGTAGTGCTTCCGGTTAATATTTAGGGTTTACCTCCCTTTTATTTTATATGCAAAATTACTGCTTTTTTATTATATATGCAAGGAACCCACCATAACAACTTTAATCCCTCTGAGGATATGGGTGTGGCCCTACTTCTAGGACCTGGGAATAATATTTAGTGGCCATTGATGGAACCTTGGTACCTATTAGGTGGCCTACATAAAACAAGGCCATCCACAGAATATGCAAATGGCCTTGAGTGTTGATGGTATGTGAGAATTCAGCTAATGTCATATATTGGTATGTTTAGCACGTTCATTACACTTGTCTATATATGTAATGGATACCGATATTAGATGACTATAATCTTTCTTTTTAGCGCTGGCTACGTATCTGCCTATTTGACTGGGGTTGAATCCCTGTTCTTTCATAGCCCTTGATACGTATGCCATAATAGCATAAGCATTTCCGTCTATACCGACCAGATCATACTTTGGTTTACTCATATTGTGGGATTTAAGTGAAAGCCTTTTGAGAATCCTTGTTGGTAAGAGCAAAGGAGTTTCTCTTTATTAGCTATGATTAATACTGCAGGAGTGAAAGCTGTGGAGAAGTTTTTCCTGTGATATTTTTTGATCTTTTCTAGAGCTATCCAAGGATTTTCAGCTGTAACTTTATTGCTAATTAAAGTTTCTGACTGGATAATGCCCAGATAAGTCTCAAATGAAATTTGATAGGCCTGTTCTAAGGTCCTTTCTTTTGGGTGAGGACCTCCAATATTTAGGAAGTCCCCGATTGTACCTCTGTAGATATAATATGTATAAGTCATAATGATATTAGCCGTATATTATTTCTCCGAATACTGCAATCTGCATGAGGTTATATGCGGTGTAAAGGTCATAATCCTCATCAATGAATAACTCTTGAACTAATATGGAAGATTCCTTGGTATTTGCATTAATACCAGCAAGTAGTGTTTCCATTGTTATCTTATAAGCTGGTACTGAGAACTTGCTAATAATATGAACCCTGCCAAGGAGATCTACCATTTTGCTAGTAACTACTTTGTAATCGGTTTCTACCCAATTAATACCTTGCTTACCATAGTATTCTGCCTCTTCCTTAGAAGTAGATTCATCATATAAATCATATACCCAAAGGGATCCCCCTTGTTCAAGAATAGATGCCCAAAAATCTTCTCTTGACTGAGCATCTAATTGTAGGCCCTCGAATTCCTTTGAAGGTTTTATCATTATGGCAGATTCGTTACCATAGGTAGCGGTTGAAAAAAGATTAACTAACTCATCATGGGTGAGTTTATTTACTGTGAATGTAGCTTCCATTAGTTGTTATTTTTAAGTTGTTCTTTAAGTGATTTTAGTTGTTTCTCGTACCTTAGGATGTTGTGATATCTTTCTCTAGATTCAACGTTACCCCATTGTGACCAAATACGGTGCTCCCTTTTTCTGGGAGCAATACGCTTTAGTTCTTCGTTGATAGCTTTTACCGTAGGAAACTTTTCCTGTAATTCCTGATTAGTCATATAAGTGAATGTTCCAAAGGTGTTCTATTGTGTCCATTATATCTCTAGTGTAGCCGCATATACCTTCGTATTGAAGATAAGCATCTAGCAATTCAGATTTAGTCATTGCCTCTACTGATCAAGCTTCATATTCAGCTTCATCTACTAAGTATGATTTGAGTTCGTCCGTTGTCATTTCTTTATAGTATTTAAAGTTTTACTTGATGATTTGATTTGATTACTTCTTCCCAGTTAAAGTATGGAGTATTCCGTCCTACCTTGGATCTTCCGTTGATATAACTTTCTTTGATATAAAGTCCAAATCTTTCTGAGATTAACTGTTCTGATTTGGCCCATTCTTCTTCTGTTATAAGTCCAGGAACTAAGAATGTTAACCAGCCAAGGATTTTAACCCTGTCATCCTTAATGGAAGTATGAGATTTGTAAACTCTCCCGATTTTCTTGGATGGTTTTCTAACATAGATTCTAATCATAGTAGTTTATTTTATGTTGTACTGTTTTCTGAGTTCAGCCTTGATTCTTCTAGCATCTTCTCCTCGAAATGTAGTTGCATTTGCAAGGAAATAAGCTACTATACACTCGGCAGTTTCCAATAAGTAAGGTGCATCTGGTTCTGCTGAATTGATGAGGATCATAGCTTGAATATAAGGTTTTGCTCCGAAGTAAGGATTCTTCCAATGTTGAAGGATGTCCTTTGCGATTTCTGAAAGTTTTCTGTTCATTTTGTGACTAATATTAAGTTAATACTTGGGATAACCTTTAGGGTAGTTCCCTTTTATTTTATAGTGCAAATTTAATACATTTATTTAATATATGCAAGGATCCCCTATTAACTACTGGGGCCACTATTAAAACATTGCTTGTTTTTATTGTGGGCCATATATGGAATTCTAGTAATTCAAGTATATAATAGGAAATTTCATAATATATACTAGAATCTCTTGTGGTATGCCAATATTTAATTGCTGGTAGCCTATTCTATTTTGCTTTTAATGGTTCTTTCTATTATATTAGAAATTGTCTTTGAATTACTACCTCCAACACTAATGAACTTATTAAGTATAGTATTTGAAAATACCTTTAAGTACTCCTCTGTATACTTAAGATAATACGGCCATTCTGACAAGAACTTAGCTTCCAGGTATTTCTCAAAATCATATTCATCAACCCTATCAGCTTCGGCCATGTATGGTAAACTTTTTTGTAGGCATTCCATGAGAATATCCTTGGTAGGTTGAGGAATCCTAAATTGTTTAGGTATGAATTTCTTGATTAAGACTATACTCTGGAGATAATTAGTTGGCTCAATTAAATCAGTATGCACGTACTGAGCTTGTATTAATATTGGTATTCTGAAATATAACAACCATGGACTTATGTCATAAACAGTATAATGTTTTTTATACTCATTGTATATAGCCTTGTATACCTTGCCATCATAAAGATTGTTATCTATGATAATATTCTTGGCAAGATCTAAGATACCTTTAGGAAGATGCTCAGAGAATACTATATTTTTATCGGAGTTAGCGTATATCAAATTACGAGTGTACTTGAGTTTTTTGAATATTTTGAACATAGTTATTTGTTTAAGAAAGGTGAACTACCAAAAGGAATAGTAGGTACTTCCTCTTCTACTTCTTCCTTATATATATCTAATTCTGGATCTTCTTCATCTGGGTCTATCCTTTGTTCTATCTCCCTACGAAGTTCATGATGTTCTTTAGAAGATACCTCTATTGTACCCTTGTAATTATCAGTTATAGCATTTATCTCTGTTTTATTCAAGGTAAGTCCTTCTTTAGAAACATATATTCCTTGCTGTTTAGTTGCTACTACTTCTGGAAGAGCACTCATATCATATTGTGCTTCCAGGTATTTAGCTTCTTCTGATTTATTCTCTAGCATAGCTTGCTGTTGAACAATCTCTCTTGCCTCTTCGACGGTAATATACTGAGCTTCTTCAACATTATTATTCTGTTGATTAAACTGTTGGAATATATTGATAGAACCTCCTCCACCAGTCATTGAACGAACTAGCTGTTGTAAAGAAGTACTTGAATCTAACCTTAATTTCAAGGCCTTATTTAGTTCAGCAGAAATGAACGGAGTATATTTACCATTTTGTGAAGCCTTCAGGATATTTACCTGATTTACTATCTCCATTCTATCTTCTAGAGCCCAGGTTATTTGTTCACCAATTAATCCTTCAATAAGTTGCTCATGTTTCTCTTTGTCCCATAGTCTGGAGCCACATACAGTTTCCATCATGAAGCTGCTTATAAACTGTCTGGGTATACTATACCTAGATGCAAAGGTGTTTATATCATAGTGGGTACCACATACTACACCCGTATTAGTATACCACTGATTTACCAGATAGATATACATATTATTTAATACCTCTTGACTTTTGGTCTTTTGATATTCCATGGAGAGTTGTGTAACTCCCATTGGACGTGGTTTACGAATAATATCTGTTGCCATGTAAATGAGATTTTCTTATGTCCTCTAATTCATTGTAGTTTATATACTTAAGCCGATATAATACCCATAGCCCATAGGATTTAGAATGTATAGCCATGTAGTATTTCTTTGGAGTATAGATGGATGTAATAGATTGGCCAGTCCTGGAATCTTTATCCATCGTAATTTTAATACAGTCCTCAAGGTGAGGAAAAGTGGTATATATTTTCCACTTCCTCACCTTGAATGTATAGCCGTGCATATTAGTTATTATGCGTTCCATTGCGTCTAGCCTCTATTTTAGCTTGTTCTTCTGGGAACATTTGCCTCCTCTTAGGTACTACGTAGATAGCAAAGAAAGCTTTCCACATCTTATCTGATAGGTTCTTCTTCTTTACCCGTATATCCTTTATCTCCCTGAACTTTTGATCCATTAAAGATATTGCTTCCCGAAACTCTTTATAGGTTGTACAAGTATTAGCTAACCCATCAAACTCCTGGGCAAATGCTGTAAGGAACTCTCTATGGTCAAACTTAGTTTGATTCTTAGCGTCCATCTTGAATTTAATAATATACTCTTTTGGTGTCATGCTTGTTGTTGTTTTGTTATTTGAAATAGGTAAGTTCTGTGAGAATCCTGGTATATGCTATTGTATACATTATCTTTAAGAAGAAAATCATCAGTAGATACCCCCAAAGGAATACCAGTAATCCATAAGGTATATAATTCAGTACATATCGGATTGATAATAAACTTCTGATTATTATTATCCCAGTATCCATTTGATAAGTAGTAGTCTGGAGATTTAGGCCCATTATAAGGAGCAAATACTTCTCCTACTAGTGTAGTAGGGTCTAATGATGCTGATCCTTTGATACGAATGCCATTTATTTGACCTTGTACTTGAATATCTATACCAGACTTGCCTATATATAAGTTTTTAACGCTATTCTGATACATATTGATCCTCCATGATTATATAGTGAGTGCCTACTGGTTTCTCATTTATTAGTACGACTTTTATGTCTTCCATGTGCTTTCTTTGTTTTTCTAAATATATTGGTTGATACTCGGTCTACTTCTCCTCTGACTAGACCTTGGACTAAGATTGGCGTAGGAGTATGAAAATAGCTACTGATATTACATTCATCTATAAAGTAATCATATAATCTGAAGAACTTATGTTGAGTACTATATTTTACTCCAATAGATGCAAGATAGGTTTTGATTACCCTCTTATGTAACTCTACCAACTCCTTGTTCCATTTGATAATGGTTTTTTCTGAAACCGGTATATAATATGCCATGAACGTTGGAGTATAATAAGGGAGGAATAAATGTAGAGTCTATTCCTCCCGGGTTATTGTATAGTTATGCAGATTGGGCTGGTTTAAGAACTTTAGCCTGGTATTCATCAAATGCCTTTTTAGCAGCCTTGTACTCCTTAGAGTTAGTGTCCTGAATGCGGTACATCTCCCTTTCAAGTCTGTGGAGTTCGTTGCGAGTCTGTTGTCTCCATCTCTTTCTTGCTAGAGTATCCTTGACATCCTCTGGGTAGATGTATTTAACCTCCCTGTGGCTGATTACCTGTTCAAGGATTGCAGTGTTCTGTTGCTTGGTAACCTCCTTAGTTACCTGTTCCTTCTTAGTTGCCTTAGTAGCCTTAGCTTCTGGATTAGCAGTGGTCTTCTTCTTAGGTTTCTCCTTAGAAGTTTCCTTGTTAGTTACCTGAGGAGTAGCATCCTCTTTAGTTGAGTTAGATACTGTTGCAAGTGCATTAGCAACTGAGTTGGAAACGAGTTCCTGAAGTTTTGAAGTTTTTTTCATAATGACTAAATATTAATTAATGACTAAAATAGGTTATTTATAACTTTCGAGTACAAAATTAATACTTTTATTTTAAATGCACAAGTATTTTCTCTAAAAATTTTATATTTTCAGAGGTTTAAGGCTCTGGAGAGCATTCCGTGGTGCTAAGAAATCACCTTGGAATAATATTATGTTCCTTTGCGTATTTATATAGGTCCTCTACGTCGCCAATGAGTTCCTCGCAGTCAAACTCATATTTGCCATAATAATTATCATCGTAATCCTCTCTACGTACTCTATAGAAGTTACCACCTAATTGCTCTATCTCCCAATATTCAGGATCCTCTGCTATGGTAATAACTTCTAACGTGTAATGATAGTTATTATTTATGCCTATATCTTCAAGGGTTAAATGACCTAATTTTTGCTTGCCTATGCTTCTGCTAGTGCAATTATTCGTATTATTAGTACTAGTTACACAAGAAGCAGGCAAAGTGCTTCTGGTATTAATCATTTCCTTGGCACCGAGGAAGAATATACCGAATAACACAATGCCTGCTAAAGCAGATAATTTGTCCTCAACTGTTATGCTACTAAACCAGTTCATAAGCTTGGAAGTTTACCTTTGGTTTTACCAAGTTAATGTTAACCCACTTACCCTTAGACTCTGCCTGATGTAGATCCTGGAATTGTTCTTTAGTTACACCCTTATATTGATATACCTTGTTGCCCTTGAATACAACCCATAAACTTAGGTCTGATTCTTTATAACCGTAAGTTACAATGTTAGATGAGTTACAAGTGTGAAACTTACAGCCTACATCCTTTGTTAGAAGTTCTATTAATTCTTTCTGTCCCATATTACAACATAAGTCTAAATTCTGGGTGAAACTTACTTAAGGCTTCATGTAAGAATGCCCAAGCTCCGAATACTCCCTCTGAGTTATCTAGTATCCATTCATCTTCCATCTGGAAAAGAATGTGATGGCAGACAAGTACCTGATATTCATTTGCCATCTTAATAAGCTCTGGCATATTTTCTACTTCCTTATAGAAGTTATAAACCTGTTCCGCTGATGATACTATCTCATCTGATTTTACCTGCAAAAGAGTGATAAGTAGATCATGATCTTTGTCTTCCGGATTCTCTATTATATTGGATAGAGCATCCATTTGGATAGAAGCTATCCTTTTGATTATGTCTTTTGTTTCTTTATCCATATTCAATTATTTTAGTGTTCATAATCATATAGAACTTATTGGTTATTCTGAAGTCCTGGATAATATCTCCTCTATCTTAGGCTGAATTGAATCTGGGAACTTTGCATCCCTAACCCAACGAAGGAAGAATTTAGAAGGCTTCTTGTCTGGGTTAAGAAGTAACTGTCTCTGTTCTACTGAGAACTTAAGTCTCTCATCTTCTCTCATATATACTGGTAGTTTAGTAAACTCTACTGTATTAAAAGAGATGACATTCTTACCAGTATCAATCTTGATAGGTTCCTTACGTTCTTTATAGAGATAAGGTACTACCCTACGAGAAGGCTTTTGAATGTTGAAGCCAAAGAATATCATAGGATCAAACTTATCCGTTCTTGGATCTTTTGCTCTACGTATGCAGCGGACCATCCAAGCTAATGAATTAGGATACTGCTTGTTATCTGTAGGATCTCCAATGTCTTTATGATGGAAAGAATCTTTGAGATCCGGGAAATAATAAAGTAGGTCTTCAGCTAAGATAAATACAAATCCAAGCTTACGAAGATATTCTATTACCTCGGTTTGATTCCTTCCTTCTGAAGCTAACTTCTTTATACTTTCAAGTATATCCTCTCTTGGACTTTCAGTATTTGCTTGATGGGCCATTGAAGGTCTACCTCTACCAACACTGGGAGCTTTTATTGGTAAAGTTCCAGTAAGCTGATCAAGGTATTTCTTAAAATTCTCTATATCCTGGGTATTAGTAAGAGTAGTTTCTATTCTAATAGGACCAGAATGCTGGATTTTAGGTCCGGCATAGTACTCAGTTGTAGCATCTACTAATCTATCCTGGATAACTGCTCCGTTATCCTCTAGAAGAGTGATCCTGAGCTTTGGTTTGAAGGTATTAGTATTTTGTTCCATATTTTCAAAAATTAAGGGGACCAGACAAGTTATAGTTGCCCAACCCCCACGTTAGATTATTCATATTACTAGGTAGGCGGTATTTAATCCTCCTCCTTGTGAACTTTCTTTTTCTTATCATTCTTTACCTTAGGAGCAGCTTCCTTAGCAACCTTATCCTTCTTCTTAGACTTATTAGGCTCTGCGGAAGTCTTATTCTCTTTAGGTGCAGTACCAGCCTTGAGCTTTCTCTGCTCCATACGATATTTCTTCTTCTCTGCTGAAGTCATCTCTCGGCCATCTATAAGAGGATAATTATACTTAGTAGCCTTAGGCTCTCTAGCTGCCTTCTCCTTCTTGAGTTCCTTCTGGAGCTTATCAACCTTAGCCTCGTTCTTAGCCTTCTTCTCAGCCTTCTTCTTGAGATGTTCCATAGCACCCTTGTCTGATTCAGGATACTGAGCTGCAACCTTGTCACGTTCCTTGTTTAGTTTTGAAAGCAGTTTGGTTACCTTCTTACCGTGTTTAGGATCCTTTGTGTAATCCTTGGTAGGATCCAGGTTGTTTTCCTTGAAGTACTGTTCGAATGCCTTCTTAGCGGCTGCCAACTCTGGAGTTTTGTTCTCCTGCTGCTTAAGGTTCTTTGCCTTCTTTTCAGCGTCTTTTTCTTTCTTTGCCATAATTGTATTATTTAAGAGTTATGAAAATATCTTGTTCGAAATGTTATAGTTTACCATCACAAAGGAAAGTTGGGATTTCCTTAATTTCTAGGATTTCAATATTATACCCTTGTGATTGTGCCATGACGTATAATAAGAAGGTAGCTTCTGAGTCATTCATATTAGCTAAACGTGCATGATACGTACTATCGGCTATCTTATAAGTTATTTCTAATATAGGAGTATTTATCATGGCCGTTATATCATCAATTAGGCCATTTATGCGTTTTTTAGAATTACGTAGTTGTATACTTAAAGGTTGTCTCTTACTTGGCTGAATACACTTATTTAGCTGAGTATATAGTTGCTTATATCTATTTAGATGTTCTTGCAACTTAGTTAGCCTATCCATTACTTTGTTTTCCATTTAGGTCTTGGTATATTATGAGGAGTAGATAAGGTACCTCCCATCTGTTGAATTAAATCTCTTGCGTATCCAATAATAAATTGAGTATATTCTATTTCATCCTCTGTCATATTTTTGGTATCTTCTAGAGCATATTCATATATAGTAGCAAGATTATCCAATGCAAGAATAATTATAGAATTCTTGAGCTCCTCCGGGTTTACTGTATTTTGTGCCATAACAACAAAAAAGCCCTCCGCCATATTATGGTAGAGGGCCAAAAATTATGAACAACCATTAGCAGGTGCGTCAGAGAGACGTTCTATCAGTTAGATTGATTAATCTTCTGAGTCGCCCTCTTCCTCCTCTTCATCAGCGGCTCCTTTGTGCTTAGCACCGCAGATAGTACCGTGATTCTTCTTGCATTTTACAGTGATATCGCCAGGTACGAAAGAAGTTGAAGTAGAAACTACCTCGCCGTTCTTGATAGCGATAGATGTAACCAATACGCCGATGTGAGTGTTCTTCTGCTTGATAGGATAACCGAAGTTCTTGATAACATTACCGTCGCCGAGATCGATGATGTCAATCTGTTTGCTGTTTGTACGCTGCTCAGCAGGACGGTTCTTAAGAGCTTCCATACGTGCAGCCTTCTTAGCTGCCTTCTCCTCTGGTGTCATAACCTTCTTTTCCTTCTTAGCTGCCTTAGCTTCTGCAGCCTTTTTGTCTTTCTTTGCCATTGTTTGTAATGAATTAAAATGTTATTAAAATAGATTGATTAAAATAGAGTGAACTGTTTTCGATAAGATGTAGTCTTAAATCAAAGGCTTAGGGAATTTTAATCCCTAAGCTCTTTGAAGGTTGTTACCTGAAAATTACTTCTTACCTTTTTTGCTCTTCTTAGGGAGAGTGATACCTAATTCCTTAGCAACTGCCTTGCGAAGCTTCTCTACGTCGTCCTCATCGAAGTCATCCGGGTCTGTGTCTAGATCTTTGTCATCGCAAACATCCTCGAGTTCCTCGAAGTCCATTTCAGCTAGAGCCTCAGGAGTGAGTTCTTCCTCATCGGAATCCTCATCCTCATCTTCATCCTCATCGGAATCCTCATCGGAATCCTCATCCTCATCTTCATCCTCATCTTCATCCTCATCGGAATCCTCATCTTCATCCTCATCGGAATCCTCATCCTCATCTTCATCCTCATCGGAATCCTCATCTTCATCCTCATCGGAATCCTCTGAACCGAAGATTTCCTCTGCCTGTTCCTTTGTGAGAACGATAGGAGCTGGGATGATCTTTACTGAACCGTCTTCATAAGTGATAACGATAATACCATTGATCTCTTTGCGAGAAACTTCCTTGAGTTCCTCTGACTTCTTGTTGGTTTTCTTTGCCATAGTTTTAATGAAAATTTAATAATTAATATTTGGTAATAACCCGTGTTTTCGAGTTTCATTCTATTATAGAACTTAGGTGTTCTTCTTAGAATTGTTATTCTGCTTTTTCTTGTTCCTTAGAGATAAGAGTTCCCTATCGTAAGTTATTCCTTCTCTTGGGAGTCCTAATGATTCTCTATAGTCCTGCAAGAACTTATAGTAAATCTGTTTCTTCTTTTTTAGGTAGTTCCTTACTGTAACACTTTCTCTATAGCCATTAAAGTACTTCTTATACTTCTTATCAAAAGATCTTGGCCCTTTATCTTCGGCAGACCTGACAAGATATAGTATAAAGTGCCTCCTTCTATGCTTATCATAGTTAAACTCTGGAGGATATATCCATCTCCTAAGTTTTCTATCTCCATATTTTGTATGTGGATCATTAACAAAGATGCGGTCATTATAAAACTTAGGTAGTGTTGTAATACCTTCTTTTATTAACTTATCTCCTCGTACAATATGTATATATAATAGAGCTTTCTTACTAAGCATTAAGCTAACTATATGACGAGCATGAAACCTTGAATAGAATCCTATACCGCATATATGCTTCTTATATAAGCATTTTTCTGTCTGTTTATAGAAGTTCTTCCATAATTCTTTAGGCCTATATGTCCATATATAATATAGGTCTGGGTAAACTATAAGATTATTCCTGTACACCGATCTGGATTCCATTTTTCTTATACTCTCTTTTTGCAGCCCTGAACCAAAGTGATATAGATTTTTCATTAGCATCAGGGAACTTCTTCTTAACTCTTCTAGTTACTCTCTCTAGATCATAACCCCTTTTAGTTAATTCCCAGGTATATTGCTTCTTTGTACCCTTTACATGACCAAAATCGTCTTTCTCAGCTTTTGGCTTCTTGTTCTTTGGTTTCTTAAGACCAGGTACTCTCCTTTGTTTCTGTTTTACTTCTCCGGTTTCTGGATCAACTTCATCACCCACGAAACCTAATCTTAATCTTGGACTTCTTAAAGGATCATTAATAGGTAAACCTATTTCATCCCAGTGATGTTCAATCCATTTATCGAATTTATCTACTAAAGTTGGGTCAGGTTCGGTTTGAGCATGATCTATATAGTTGATAAGACCAAAGATACCGCATCCGCAAGCATCAGGAAAAGGCATTCCTAAAACTATTGCCTGCCTTTTAAGATCTCTGTAAGTCATATTACTTCCTGCAGAAGATGCCATTAAGTAATGGTCTTTCTTAGGGTTTCTGACTTGTTCTTTCTTTTTACGCATTTGCTTTATGTTTGTTTATAATTTTACTTATTCAATAATTTTGTGCAAATATAATACTTTTATTTTATATGTGCAAATTATTTGCTTAATTATTTACTTATAGCTGAGGCTGAGGATCTTAGTATGTGGTTATCGATAGAATTCGCTCTCTTTGACTCTTTGTTGGCCTTCTAGGTTTTTATCCCTTTTACACTTACCAGTTTTCTTCTTAGGACGAGGATTATAAGCCATGTCTAGAGTCTTAATATTAAAGTCTATATTGTTTACTTGTGAAAAGTTAACTGCTTCCTCTAGTACATTTCTAAACTCTGTCCAAAACCTCTGGCCAGAAGGTATAGTGGAGGTTTTATCTATATATTTATCAACCATGAAGCCAAAAGTATCTGCATCATCCTTTTCCTTAAATACATATATAAAGAACCTACTCATTTCAGTTATTACTTCGTCTGATGGTTTAACTGGGAATACTTTATACCCAGTATCTTTATACAGCTCCCTGGAGACTAAAGCTACCCAATACCTTGGTTTAGTACTATTATGGGTTAACTTACATTTGAATCTTTCTATAAGTTTCTTATGTGCCCATTTAGGGAATTTCTCCCTGAGGTACTTTATATAAATCTTCTGTTTTTCGTTTGCCCTACGCTTATAGGCAGATGGTGCTTGCATCAACCTTGGTAAGATTCTGAAGTTATTCCATCTATCAAACTCTACTATAAGAGTAAAAGTATCTTTATCCCATGGATCTTCAGAATCTCTCAATATCCTAAGATTATGCTCTAACATCTTAGTTCTAACCTTAGCAAGTAACTGTGTAGAATCTCCAGAGTATGCTGATGCTTCTTTACGGCTTAACCTCTTTTCTATACAGCCTTCTATATAGTCCATAAATACTCTTCTATAAGGAGCATCTGGTCTAAAGATAGATCCATGACGTTCAAAAAACTCTGTAAACATCTTGAAAAACTTTTGAGATCTCTCTCGTATTTCTACGTATTTGTAATGAGACCTCTTCATGATAGTTCCAGCTTCCCAAGCTGATTTACCATTAGAAATTTGAAGGAAGAGGCTTTGCTTCTCATCTTCCCTTAAGCAATTCCATGCCTTAGATTGTGCTTCGTTCATATCAGTATTGTCTTATTTCTAATACTTTATTTATTGCTTCTTCAGTAATAGTTGCCATGTCTATTTCCTGATCAGATACTCTTAGTACTTCTGGATCATAATTAGAATACACTGTATCTATAACCTGGTCAAATGGTAAAGAGATTTCCATTTTTCCAATTTGAGGGTACAATAATAGTTTAACCATTTTAGTGGTATGGTTAACATTTACTACTGTTGCATCTATACCATCATAAGGGTAACCTTTAAGTACTATATAATCTCCAACATGAATATTCATTATATCTTGAACAGAGAATCTCTTATTTTGTCTACCAATCCTTTGAAAATGTCTTACCTCTTTCTTAGTTGCAGTAGCTACCAGAGAAAAATCGTCAAAAATATCCATATTATCTATTCTTTTCTTAATCTTCTTTGGATGTAAGCTTTCAGGAGATATTAACCAACCTCTAATACCGCTTATCTGTTTCTTTAGCTTATTCATAAATTCCCTAGAATAAGCCAGTTCCCTGGGCATCCTCATGAAAGCATAATTAAAAAGTATAGGTACCTCTTCATATACTTCCCTACCATGTACTACCTTACGTAAGATTCTAACTGTTGGGACTATTGCCCTTAGTTTCTTACCATACCCATTCTCCTCAAGTTCTTGATTTATTGTGGTATAGTAATCCCTCTCTATATAAAAGATACAGTATACTACTGAACGGGTATATGTCTTTTTCATATTACTTCAAGGTTTCTTTAATGGTTTTGTGTAGTTCTTTATATGATACGTTCTTCATAACCTTGCTGGCCATGAATACTAATAATACATCGCCATCATCATTACCGAGGTTAATAGAGAAGTAAGGTTCAGAAAACAATTTATAAAAAGGTAGTGCATATTCTGCAGAGATTACAAAGAAGAATTCCCCTTTAGGCATAGCATTATATCTCATACATAAAATTGGAGCCTTATTAGCTCGTTTTGAATCTCTGCTTGCTTGGGCCCAGAACTTATTAATTTCACTACCTTTGTTACCAAGAAGTATATGTTCAAATTTTATATCCTTGTAGGATTTACATTCTACTGATATCTTACATCTAAATTGATGTTTTGGATCAGCACACATAATATCAGAGGCAAGCTCACGGTTAAAGTGGTTTGCCCCTGAATATGGAGTTCTCTGGAATTTATATCCAGACCAGAGAGTTAGCCATTTTGATACCGCTAGCTCAAATCGATTGCCTTTTCTTTTACTATTCATATTATTAGGATCTTAAGTATATTGTCTTGTATATACTTATAGTCCTTTATAATATGATAGGCCGTTCCGTTTTTCTACCTCCAAGATTTTAACATTAGAGAAAGGTAAACTATCATGGTGTGATATGAGGAACAGTGTTTTATCTTTATAGACTTCTTTAACTAACTGGATAACTAATTCTATATTATCAGAGCTAAGGGACTCGAATACCTCATCCAAAAATGCAATGTTAATACCTTTAGATATGGTTAAAGCCTGATTCATTGCAAAGGCCATAGAAATATCAACCAACTGTTTCTCTCCACCAGATAGTTCGTCATAATCCATTATATGGCCATCCCTCTCTATTAAAGTACAGAATTCTTTTCTTGTACTTGATAGGTCTATCTCAAAGGAGATATGGAACCCTAGAATCTCATAATACTTATCAAGCTCCTTATTTAGAAAATCTAAGCTACTATCAAATAGATATGCTTTGATACCATTGTTACCAAGGGGATCATCTATTACCCAGTTATAATCTTCAAGTTTTAACTCCTGGTTATTATAATCCTCATAAGATTTACGAAGCCGCTTACGTATATCTGAAATTTGTTCTTTATATTTAGGACTAAGAACTTTTAACTTCTCTTCTTTTAGTTTTCTAAGTTGCTCCTTAATAGTCTCTAGATCGTCATCTATATCTGACAAAATTTGTGAGTATTTCTTATACTCTTGGTGCTTTTCCTTATAATGGTCAACCTCCTTTGATTTACGATCAATCTCTAATTGTAAATTCTCCATCATATCGAAAGCTTCCATAATTTCTAACAGAGCTTTTGAAGCATCCATGTACTTTTTAGAAGATATCATATCATACACATTTCCGATAAACTCCTTTATTGGTATATTACTGATTGACTTGGCCTTATTATAAGACTTACGTAGTTTATCTAACTCATCCTGAAGCATATTTATTTCATGGGTAAGGGATTTACCAAGCTTAGGTAGGATCTCTTCTCGCTTTACCATTAATTTCTTCCTATCTTCTCGGAGTTCTTTACGTTCTTCTCTTATATGATTAGAGAAGTCTTTCTCTCTTGCCCTTAAATCTTTATATGTAGATATAGTAGACTCTAATTCACGTTTTAGGTTAGCTGATTCCCTCTCTGCTTCATTAAGTTGTGAAACTATATTACTCTTTTCCTCTAATGCTATACCTTTAGCAATATTTATATAATTCAAATCGAAAATCTCTTCGAACAACTTCTTCTTATCTGCATTAGATTCCTGGATGATACGATTGATACCCTGTCCAAACATAATGGAATTAGTAAATAAGTTCTGTGTCAGCCCAAGGATGTCCACTAACTTCTGTTGTAGTTGAACTTTACTCTTTATATCTAAGGGTTCTGCATCCTTAATAACTATAAATCTGTCTCTACCCTTAGAACCATCATATAAGTTCTTATCATACTTTTGACAACGTATTACCTGATATACTGACCCCTTTCTTTGGAAATGTATGGATACCATAGTACCACTATAGTCTTCATTTCTAAATTCTTTCCAAGTCTGAACATCAGATACCACTTTGATAGTCTTACCATATAAACCCCAAACTAATGCTGAAAATATGGTTGATTTTCCAGAACCATTAGGAGCTTTTATCAATACAGTCTGCCTCTGATCAAACTGTATGTACAGTTTAGGAATTGAACAAAATCCCTCCACCTGCATATTCAGTAACTTTAACATGATTCGGCTTTATTTAATATATCGATTAATAGTTTCTTTTTCTTCTTATCTGAGATGCCCCTCTCTTTCATGTACTGTTTTGCTAGAGATTTTTTACTTAATTGCTTTGTAATATTATGTTCAGCATTTACTTGAACTCTAGTATTTTTAGGTAATACAGTATAATAGTTACCGTCTTCTTTAATTTCATCTGAACTCTCAACATCTATAAATTTAGGAAAACCTTCTAATTCAATAAACTTTAATGTTAGATCTGGGTATAATTTCCAGTAACCCAATTTACATTTAGCATCCGTTCTACGTTGTTGTAAAGGTGCCCCTATCATGTAAACCTTTTTAGATAATCTCTGAGGTTTATGTATATGACCACATAATACTAAGTCAAATCGGTTGAGGGTATTTATGTTAAGATTCTCTACTGAGTCTATTTCTCTACCGTCTGTATCTTTAGCTCCCGGGTAATCAGTATGTAGTAGTAATATGTTCTTGTAACCTTCAGTAAATTCTAAATTCTTAAGATATTCAGTTAAACCAATGTTGTGATCTATATAAGGAACTCCGTGAACCATTACATTACTTGATATAGGTACGCTCATGAAGTCTATACAGTTAAACCAACTATACCTGTTTGATAGGTACTTTACTAAGCTGTACTTAGGTGATTTTATGGTATTAACTAATTTCAAGTCGTGGTTACCAGAAATAGAAAGTACTCTGAACTGGTCTATTGGAAAGTCGAAATTACTTAGGTGTTCATCCATTAATTCTAATAGTTCAATTGATAGGCCATCTGCTTTGTGAAAGAAGTCTCCGAAAAATAAAGCTGGTATGTGATGTTTAATACATATATCTCTAACACAAGAAAGGACCTTGAAGTGGTTCAAGGTCCTAGCATTGCCCTCATTAAACTTTGACCATATATTCATATGTAGGTCTGAAAATATGATAGCAATTGGTTTCATATTATAAGTACTCTTTTAATAAGTCTTTTCTTACCTGTAGATTAGGCTCGTTTATGATTATTACCTTTGTCTTACCATAGAGATTATTTATATACCCTAATTCTGCACCGTATTCAAGATATACCCTTTGAGGTAATAGTTTACCTAATAGACCTTTGTAAACTTGTTTGGTAAGGTAAGATATATGAGATGATGGTTTATAACCAAGTAAAGTTAAAGCAGCATACATAATAGAGGATATTTCTACCTGAAAATAGTTACTTGTGATACGTTTGTTATTATCTTCTGTAACCCATTCTGATATTAATCCAGGTACGAAATTTAAGAATATCAAACAACTGCATTGCTTAGTAAGTAGCATACTACAAAGTGCAATGAAATGTTCTACCTCACAGGCTGGTTGCTTATCTCCTTGCTTATATAAGAAATAAGCAGCAAGATCTAGATAACTTCTATCTGATATGAATTGATCCTTATCTGAGAATAGCTTATTTCTAAGATTTAGTATCTGAAAGTCTTCCGTGTAAAGCTCTTTTGGATCCCTTGCAAGCATATCCTTATGAGATACATCTTTTGTTTGAGGAATCAGGTCAGATACAGAACCAGATTGAAATGGTATATTAGCGTATTCTGATAACCAATTTGCTAATGTGGTTTTACCAAATCCAGAAGGACCGGCAAACATGATCTTACTGTTATTATTCATTTTTATTATCGTCTTTATGGTTTGATATATACTTAGCTATACCAGCCTCAAAAATAGCACTAACTGCATCTCTCAATATTTTTGGTAGAGTAGAAGTTTTAGCTTTAATTTTGATATACTCTTCCGCAATAGAGGTATGGTTCCAAAGACCAGCTTCATACAACCTATCATAAAAGTTCCTTTTCAAAGGTCCACGTACAGCGGCCCTTTGTATTTGATCTTTGATCTCTTCCATTGTTACGTAGACCCAATGATTAATTTCCTTGGCTACTTCTGGTGTAATGTTATTTATATCCATCTTTCAAATTATTAAAGGGTTTCATAAATTCATTAGTCATGAAAGAACTAAAAGAGTATTCGATACATAGGTCTTTGAATTTCTTGAGCTTTAGTTCCTTATTCTTATAGGTTTTAATTGGGATCTTTACATCTGGGAATGTATCTATGAAATATTTCAAGTCAATTAGCTTTCTATTCTTATTAATTATCTCCTGTTGATCTTCTGGTAAATATTTAACATAAGCCCAAAAATCTGTATTATCATCAAGTATCTTCCTGGCTTTTACTGGGCCTATACCCTTAATTCCAGGAATATCATCAGAAGTATCTCCTACCATACACAAGTAAGGTACTGTTTCTTCTGGAGTATACCCAAACAACTCCTTACAGTTA